GTGATTCCGTTGCGATTCGAACGCAAGACCCACGCCTTAGAAGGGCTACAAGTACAATCACTTTTTATAACTGATTTACAAGCAATTATCACGCATGTCAAAAAAAACGCCGACAAACCCTTTGACAAACCCTAGATTGTCATTGGCTATCGCATTGCGATTAATATTTTAATTCACGACAAAATTAAAGAGGAAAAAGACAATATGAACGCCTTCCCCCTCTTTAATTACAGTTATTTAACCAAACAAGAAATATCCTCGTTATTTTTCAACTTATCAAGATATAACAGGACTCATTTTCATATCAACATTAATGCTTCCTGTAATCCTGCTTCAAGTGCTTCTTCGTAGGTATTATAATGGATAATAGGTCTGTTAGACAATCCTACTAAGTCGTGATTCGGAATTGTTAGTATATCATATATCCAATAATTTCCATACATATAGGATATTTCAATATGGAGGCATTTAGTGTCACGCAGCCACTTTTGTGCAATGGACTGAGCGGGACGACTATAACACAATTTTGGCAAATTCTTATTCGTTCGGAACACAGATTGCATTATCCGATTATTGTCCTCTTTAATAATATCTTTACAATACTCATTAAATCCTTTCTCTTTCAACAGTTTAGCTGTTCCTAATGTTACAAGTTCTTCGGTCATAACTATTTCTTATTTAATTCATTCAACACTTTCTGTACTAATTCATAACGTGGTAATTGCCAATCCTTCGCAATATCATCTATTTTATCGTCATAATGATTGTCGTAAACATACTGATTAAGGTTATCTATAAATCCATCATCGTCAAGTCCTTCATCGCAATCATCAAACATATCAAGTTCACAGGCTAACTTGGAACATTCACAGTGGGATACCCAGTCATCAACACGACCGTCATAAACATTGGTCTGTCTGTTGTATTTTTCTCCAACGGAAATTACTCCACCGCAAAAATTGCACCTGTGCTCTTTACGAGCGACAGGAGTTTTATTTCATAGTTATTCTCCTTTCTTCTTTTCACATTCTTCACACTCTTCACAATGCAACTTATAAGCATGGGCAAACATTCGTAGAGTAACAGGCTCAAAGTTAAAATCCGCCTGTTTCCCTTCTATAACAACAGAAACACACAATTGTCCATCGCAAAAGTCAATATACGCTTCACCACCTCCATTTCCTTTAATGGAAAGTGTTTGTGTCTGTACGCTATTCATTATTCACCTCCTTTAATCTTTTAATTAGTGCATCAGCGCAATTAACCGCATATTTAGCGATTGCATCAGAATTACCCCCACAGTCATCTGCTACAACAGCCTTAATAATATCTTTCGCTAATTCGTACCTACGTTGTTCCCAATCAATTACTAAATTCCCAACATTCAAAAAATCAAGTTCGCATTCTCTGAAAACCATATTATCGCACACATATAGGTTATCTCCGCTATGTTGCGCGTTGATATTTACTTTGGGAATTACATCTACCAAAACTCCTGTTGATTTTATTCTTGCTTTCATTATTCCTCCTTTGTTTTAAAGTGTTCAAGTACATCCTTGTTGGCTTCTAGTATATCATCGAAAGACGGGATAGGTAACCAATGGGTAATGCCTAATCTTTCTTTATTAACATTTGCTCCAGTTTCCCATTCACCCAAAGATGAAAGCTGGCAAATAAGGAAGCCATAAGCCCCTCTTGTCAGAACCACTGTGTTATTTTCCGGCAACCGTTCCTTAACACTTATCCAAGGAGATTGCTTTGACTGCCATTCGGCACCTTGAACGAAATTCATCTCTCCAAACTTTGCCAAATCTTTACCAAACAAAGTTCTGTCAACTGTCCTGTGATTAAACAGGATATTTTCTCTTGCCGCTTCTTCTGCTGTCTGTTTCATATCTATCTCGTTTTGAGCTTTTCAGACTACATCATTAATACTAATTTCTCCTTTCAATACTCGTTCTACCTGTCTGTCGATTATCTCTTGAAACTCTATCTGGCAGATAAGCGAGCAATCCGGTATAATCTCTTCTACTGGGTCGCCCCGCCACGTTGGTAGTTCATCAAGGAAGATACGACCGTCTTTATCCTTTAGGCAGGTAGCTCCAACATCACGCTCAATCTGCGCCATCCGGTCAAACACTTTCGGGAAATCCTTCCGTATCTTGTTCCAGTATCCCATTCCCCCTTTCACGCAACCGATGCAGTTGTTGTTATTGTAGCCCATCTTGTACATGGCCGGAATTTCAATACCAGCTTTCCAAAGCATTCCCATCGCATCCGGTTTCGTAATCTGCTTTTCAATTAGCGGAAACAGTGGCTTTGTGTTTGGGTACTGCTGTTTTAATCGGATGGCTCGGTTTATCTCTTTAGGGTCGTAATCAAAGCCCCAAACTTGACCCTCCCAAGAACCAAGTTCCTTTTCCAACTTGTAACGGACTTTCTTTTTCAGCTCAAGAGTACAAGCAGCACCATGCGCACCATTGATAAAACCTTTCCGTAGGACATCAGCAACACATGTGTATTTGTCGCTTCGGATAGTGTGGATTGGCTGACCGTACCAATCTTCACAATCAGCAAGGAACCGGATGTTATCGGGATGTCCGGAGCCAGTATCTATGTAGTAAAGCTGTACATCTTTGTACAGACTCAACGCTATCTTACAAGCTACTGCGGAGGTTACACCGCAACTAAACCAAGCTATTATCATTTTATTCCTTGTCTATATCGTTATGAGTCTTCAGACTACGTTAATATTCAATTTGTCTTTTATGAAGGATAGGATGTGTGCAATCACATCGACCGTCCACCCGTTGCCTAACATTCGGTACTGCTGTGTGTCGCTGCATTCCCATTTATACCAATCGGGGATCGTTTGCAATCGGGCACATTCGGTTGGGGTAAAACGTCTAATTTCTCGGACACATAGTTGTGAACTTCCGTCATTACTATCAGTACGTGGTTCAAGCTGTTGGATATTCTTTTTCCGCTCAGAAACCTCACCGGCTTCATACTTTTTCCGTATCTGTTTTCCATATTCGGCCCTTCTTGGTGTAAGACAGGCTGATTCACGCCCTCGCATGGCAACACATATCAGATCCATATCAGAATGGTTGCCACCCGAATGTGCACCGGCGGTAAAACAGGAAGCCTTGTTTTGGTCCTTCTTAATTTTTCCGTCCCTTGAAATCTTCACATAATTGTCAGCATCCCCCATTTTATGAACACGTTGATTGATTGTCCTACATTTCACTTCATATGGAAATTCAAATGGTTCAAACTTACAGGGGGAGAAAGTTTCCGTTTCCTTTCTTGAGGCAAGACAGGAGACCATTTTATCACTTAGAAAAAACTTATCGTCCACTTCATCTTCAAGTATATCTTTCAACAAGATTCCTTTATCCACAGGCTGCGGTATGTCCGAATGCAGCTCACCAAACAGTCCATCTCTCCTTGTCTGGATATTCGTCCAATATATACGCCTCCTATTCTGCGCTGATACCAAGGCGGAGTTGATGTGCACACCATATACACCGATAGCCTCACTTAATACCCTTTCCCATTTCTACGTTTTCAAGAAGAAATAAGACGTTAGGATTGTATTTCCGTATATCGGTTAGGATACGCATATACTCCCAAAACAGATAAGACTCTCCTTCGAACTGAAAGCCTTTCTCTTTTAATTCCAAATAGCGATTCAGAGTGTATATCTCTTCCTTGTCGATAGTGGACATCCCAACACGTTTGCCGGCAAAAGAGAATGACTGACAAGGACTGCCACCTATCAACAAGTCAATTGGTTCCAACTGAGATACATCTACCTGGGTGACATCTCCGAGCTGAATTGTGTTCGGGAAGTTCAGCTGTGTCTGCTTGATGGCGTGCTTGTCTACTTCGGATGCGTAGTACACTTCCGAGATAATTCCAAGCTGCTTTAAGGCTATTTGTCCACAACTCATGCCATCGAATAAACTAAGTACTTTCATTTCTTTTTATATCGATTTGAATTATTTTTTCCGTTGAATTTTCTTTGCCATCTGTCGCAACTGTCTGGCCTTATCTAGCGAACGTATGCCTCTACAATTGTCTTCAATTATTAATGCCGCTTCTTTTAATAGTCTGAGCAATCGTACTGTATCTGTCTTACATATTTCCATTATTCGCTTGCTATAATGATTACTACCTTGTTCTTTACATCAAACCTGTAAACGGGTAGTGGTACGGATGTTCGGACATATTCCTTGTTTTCAGATTTCATATAATATCGGGAAAATTCCACAGAAGCCTCTTCTCTGTTCACCGCTATTATCGAGATATAGTTATCTTCGTCTATTTTAAAGCGATAATAATCCATGCCTGCTTGTTTTATAATATCATTGGCCTCCCTGTACCTAGATATGCTCAACCGGCTGAATGGGAGCGAATGAAGTGATATCATCTGATCAATAGCTAACTTTGTACTGTCATACAGGTTTATCCCGTCTTCAGGTATTGTATAAATCTGCAAATTCAAGCTGTCGGCCTGTTTATCCGCACCTATAAGAAGATTATTAATCCAACGACTGATATTGACGCCTTTTGCTTTCTGACTCTCTATCATCTGCGCCACATCCGGAGTCGGTCTAAAATTGATTATTTCTGCCATATATTAAATGTATTACGATTATTACATAACACAAATTAATATGACAACTGTAATACAATGGTTATCCAATTTCCAAAATATACACCAATATTGTCAGTCTTCATGCCCTTCCTCTCCTTCTTCATCGGCAGTCGGATCAGGCAAGTTTCTGTACCTTGCATTGAGCTGGGCTATCTTCTGCTCCGCTGAAAGATCTCGTTTTGCGTTTTCTTTAAAGTCTACGGACGAAAGAGACGGCATGGCATATTTGATAATTCGGGAAACAGCAAGCACTTTATCACTAGGATCATCAATAGCCTCTATTATCTCTCCCATACTCTCAATAAACGGAGCCAGTTGCTCCATAAGCTTGTTTCGATAATGACGGACAGTCCTATATCCTTTTTTAACTCCCCCCACCTTTGGATGTCCTATTGTAAATTTACCATTTTCATCATGAAGAGGCTTTGTGTTTTCCTTAGTGCAAAGATGCAATAATTCCGGACGGGCAAACATGGTAATCCCATTGTCAAGTTCCACGCATATATTATCGTCCGACTCAACTTTGACAACCGTGCCTTTCCATGAGGTTCCATCAAGAGCCACCTTGTCCCCTTCCTTATACAATATACTTCCGTCTTGCATTATATCAATATGATACAAATGTAACTGATTACTTTTGATATTAAATAATAAAGTGCAATTTACGATTTATGGGACTTTTATCCAGTGTTCTAGGCGGCAATAAAGCCTATAAGGAATCAATCAAAGATCTTCAAAAGGCGAAGGATCTTGAAATGAACTATTATCAGGAACAGGCTTACGCTGATCCTCTTCAGGACAGTGCGAATCAGGCGGCTCTGCGTCAAGCCAGAGAACTGCTGATGGCAAACAACAAACGGACAGCAGGAAGCGCCGCTGTAACAGGTGCTACAGATGAGAGCGTTGCCTTGCAGAAGCAGGGAGCCAACCAGTCACTTGAAAATATTACGGCCGGAATAGCCTCAACCGCCACTGCCAAAAAAGATCAGGCCATGAAAAATTATCTGGATGCAAACCGATCATATACGGAGGCTATCAATAATGTGAAACAACAACAGGCCCAACAGGAATCATCGGCATTAGGAGGTCTTCTTAATACAGGTATAACCGCTGCGGCCACTGTTTTCGGTGGTCCTATAGGTGGTGCTGTAGCCAGTCAAATCACTAAAAAGAAATAGCAGGTATGGCAGTTACGGACAGATATACCAATTATCAAAAAAGAAAAGAAGCTGCCGGCATTGTCAATCCGGAGGAAGAGCGGCAGATCCATGACGAGTCTGTGGCGAGACAAGCTGAGGAAAACGCACGGGAACAGTTGCCGTTACGTCCCACGGTGGCTGTTCAAAAACCTGCGACGAGTGTGTCTACAGTCAATACCGTTCAAGAACGGGAAAATGCGGACAAGCTTCCCGTCCAGCTTCCTAGTACAGAAAAGCCGTGGCAGGAAATGAGCGCACAAGAAGCCTATGCGGCTCATCCCCAGCTGTCACCGGCCGCATACCTGTCAGGAGTGGCTTCTTATCGCAAGCAAAAAGGACAAGAGGGATTATCTTACACCGAACTTGCAGAAGCCTTGAGAGGAAGGGACCCGTTACAAAGCGAGGAAGACAGGATTAACGCCGAAAGACGTTTACGTGCCGCCGAGAGCATCAATGCTGTAGGAAGTGTTCTGGCCAATCTGGTGAATGTGGTAAGGACACGAAGAGGCAATCCGTCAATGAATCTTTCAGGAGCCGGACGTGAAGGCCAAGCACGTATTGACAGAATACGCCAATACAGGGACAATCTGTCACGTCAGAATTATCAGGACTATATCGGAGCGATCGCACGTGACAGGGCCGAGCAAGCGAGAATAGATGTAGAGAAGGCCCGTCAAGACCGATGGAAGGCACAACAAGCAGCAGCAGAACGGGAATACAACTGGAACACATATAAGTTTGAAACCGAGCAGGCTGCAAAAGCGGCTGAATCCAAACGTAAGGCGGAAGAAAACGCCGCTAAACAGGCGGAAATCGAAAGACATAATAAAGCCACAGAGGGAATCAGTCTAATGAGAATAGATAATGATTCTCAAAAGCAAAATGGCAAAAAAAATAAATATCCTTCATATCGCATAAGTGGAAAAAAAGGCTTTTCCGGCAGTACAAGAGCCTATGACCTGAATAAAAATGAAGATGTCGCACTAATGTATAACGATTTGGAAAAAACATTCGGCCTTCAGGCGGATGAACGCCCCAAATCCATAAAAGGCATGAGAGATTATATTCTCTCCATTTATGGGAAACAGCAAAAAGTGGAAAGCGGAGAAGCGTTCAATCCCTCTTCAAAACCGGAAAACAAATCATGGTCATTGAAGGGGAATAATAGTTGGTCACTAAAATAACATGAATCATGCAAGATAATAATACAGCCAGAAAGAAAGTATATGACGTATTAAGGGATAAAACCGGATACTCTGACTCATATGAGGATTTTAACAAATTCATGGATGAAAATGAGGAAGCCAGAAAGAAAGTATATGACGTATTAAAGGATAAGACCGGATACTCTGACTCATATGAGGACTTTAATCAATTCATGCAACCAGTTGATTCCTCTGTACAAATACAGCAACCTAACAACACCCCTCAAACTCCAAAGTCTGATTACTTTCAAACAGGCAACGGATATGACCCTGTTTCAAGAACATATTCAGGTGGTGTCGGAACACAGGAGGAAGCGGACAGGATTTTTGATATGAGAAACTATAATCCCAGCACACGTCCCGGCTTACGTGAACAAGTGCATTCAAAAGACAACTTTCAGTTTATCCCCCCCTCCACATCGCAAATGGAGTCAGACAAGGCGGAGGTTTCAGCTAGATATCAATTTTCTCCGATAAATTTGGGAGAAAGATTGAAAGTAGATATGGACAAAGGAAAATTGGACAAACTATTTACGGTTGAAGAAGAAAGCCGCTTGGACAAGGAATATACCCCGCGTTCCATATCGTCCATGAATGATGTATATAACAACTATCGTGACAGGTTTGCCCTGACAGAAAGAGGAAGACAGCTTTCGGAAGAAATGGCCGGAATACAGAAGGAGATTCAAGACAAATATGCCAACCGGTTTCTTGCCTCAGACGAATACAGGAAGCTGTCACAACAATATAAAGGGAACGAACTTAACCAAAAAGCAAACGAAGCGTTTCAGAAGACCTACGGAGAGGTCATTAGCAAGGAATTGGAATCATATCAGGACGTATACAATAAAGAGATAACTTCACGTTACGGTACAGACATGAAGCGTGATCTTGCCGGATTTGTCAAAAAGAGCGTAGGCTCCCATCTTAGCACCCTGACCAATGAAGTAAACAAAGACCTTGATAACATAGAGGAAAAGATTACCAAACAAAAGAAAATACTAAGAAACGATTCCGGTAATGCGATGGTGAATGCCAGAATGAATACAAGGGAAGATCCTACATTAGCACAGTACCGAGGAGAAAGGACTTATTTGGAAGGGGCGAAAGACCTTATTGATGAATCGAACAATATTATAGAGGAAGCCGGGAAGAAAGGAAAAACAAACTTTTTTAGCGGTCTAGCGCGTGGTTTCGCCGATACCGCATTTGATCCCAAACAATGGACTTTAGGCATATCCGACATGATAGGCGGCATCCGTCTGAAAAATGTGGTGGAGAAAGCGGATAAAGGAGAAAAGCTCTCACCTTCTGAAGAGAAGTTGCTTGACGCCGCTGTCACCAACATGGCGGTCAACGCCTATTATTCCTCCGATTTGGGAAGAGGATACAAGGCTGGACAAACCACAGGAGCCAGTATCCCGTTCATGCTGGAATTCGCCATAAACCCGATATCGGCGGCAGGTGAGGGAATAGCCAAAAGCATTCTAAAATACGGTATGAAGAAATTCGGCGCGTCCGCCATGAAAAAAGGAATGTCAAAAATGGGGGCACGTCTTGCCGGAGACGCTTTGGCCGCAGCAGGAATGGAAGGAACAACAGGACTGGCGCATGTCACCGCAGGAGCACAAGACAGAATGATGGGGAATATTCTGTTTGATGTTGACAAGGATGGAAACTTGACTTATGGAGGACGTGAAGGAGGAATGGATATGGGTAAAGCCATCGGCAAATCAATCGCTTCCACTTTTCTTGAGAACCAATCCGAGATGATTTTCAACGCATTCAAAGGACTGGGCAAAGGAATATGGAAGAATGTGGAAGAGACCGTTCCCGGTGGCGCAAGTGAATTCATGAAATATATAACGAACAGCAGGGCCGGTAAGCTATACAGGGAGATAAAGGACAACCCTACTTTCAAAGAAGCCGCAAAAAAAGCGCAGTTCCACGGGCTACCCGAAGAATATATGGAAGAGGTGTATAATAATCTTGCAAATGTCCCGTTAGGTGAAATGACCTTGGAAGAAGCCACAGACCTTGACAACAATATAGACACATTCCTTGGACTGGCTCCCACTTCCGTCGCTTTCGGCTTATTAGGACTTGGAAGCATGGGGGCTGAAAGGGTAAGACACCGCCAGAAGATGAATGCGGCTTTCGGAAACATGACCAAAGAACAACAGGAGAAACTGTCCGAACTGAAACGTATGTCAAAAGAACGTGGCAATGACGACATAAGGATTTTCATCAAAGAAACCATGAATGACGGTAGCCTCAGCAAGGAAGAGAAAAAGGCCGAGATAGAATATGCGTTTGACATTGCGAAGAACAATGCCATGGAGGACATTGCAGGAGAGCAGACCCGTGAGGAGTCCGAAAAGCGCACGGCAGCACAAGAAGAGGGAACGGATATCTATACAACTCATGATCCAGTAGCCATGCGCACGACAGTCCTCCGTGAGGAAGTTTCCCGTGAACGCCTTTCATCCGTACTGGATGATGAAGCCATAGATGCGCTTGCCGGTGCCAATGACGCCCAACGTGCGGAAATGCTGGATGTCATGGACGAAGAGACCAGACGTTTGGCTACGGACTACCTACGGCAAAAAGACCGTCATGACGCAGTTGAGGACGCATTGGATGAGGCTCATGCTTCCGAATATGAACAGGCGGCTGTCAAAGTCCAGCAAATGTCTCCCCAAGGACAGGTTGTCACTATTCCGTTAGGAAGATTCGGAGACAAGGAGCACAGTTACGGAGTTGTCATAAATGGTATAGATGCCACTGGGCAACCCGGAGAAACAGGCACACTCATGGTAGTGCCATTGGAAAACGGTCCAGAAGGTCCGATATTCGCCTCATTTGATGAGAATAATGCCAAGACTGTAAGAATCAATGCAGACACAGAGATCTCAATGGTCGGACGGGATCAAGTTCTTGAACAAATGCTTGGCGCATACAACGCCGATGCCGCAATCATGGAAGCACAGCCCATATCCGCAGGACAGACATTCAGCATAGCGGATGATAATGGCACAGTGACCGGCATTTCTGTTGTTAGTCAGGATACAATGGGCAATTGGTCCGTACTCATGAAAGGAAGTCGGGAGCCGGTTTCTGTCAGCGATGAACAACTCCGGGCCATGAAAGACAATGTGGACAAAGCCGGAATACGGACTGAATACGCACAAGAGGATGAAAATAGAAGACAGGAAGAGTTAATTCGGAAATTCAGTCCGGAAGTACTTGCATTACAACCCGAAAAAGGTGACAAGATATATACAGGAGGCAAAGAGATAGTACTTGATGAGGAAGTTCCCGGCGGATGGTCCGGAAAAATCATAGACAACAACGGTAATGAAACAGGTTCCGTACTCGTGACAGAAGAGCAATATTTCAAATACAAACAGTCGCTATTTGACGCACAAAGAAAAGATGATGCGGAAGCGGCTCCGGAAATCGGCGCCTCCTATATCACTCCAGAAGGAGAAAGTATGACCATTATCGGTTTTGATGAGGAAATCGGAGGTATGTTTGTCGTTCCAACCGATGAGTACAATGAGGTCAAAAGCGATGAGGTATCAATGAATATATTGGAAAATGAAGCATACCAGTTAGGTGCGGTTCCCGTCCAAGAGTACACCGATTGGGTGAAAAAATCCAAGAGTTCAACAAATGAAACCGCTCCTGAAGGAAAAGAGATGGGAAACCAACCATTGCAGGAAAGCACAGAGAGTCCGACTTACGAAAAATCCGAACTGGACAAACTTATATCCTCCTTTCCTAAAAAGAAGGACGGAAGCATTGATTATGAATCTCTGACGCCACAGCAGTCATTCCAATACACAAATCTGACAGAATCACTTGAAACCGCTCTGGATGACTTGAGAAAGGATATAGAGGCGAGTGATGCACAGATAGCTAAATTGAATGAATCCCTGTCATCCGCCACACGGGGAAAAAGAAATGAGATAAGGGACGCTATTAGAGAAGCAAAAGCGGAGAATGAAGAAATAAAGAACTTCTACAACTCTGTCATACCCATAACAGAAACTAATAATAACCAAACAAATGGAATATCAGAAAGCAGTAAGACTGGCACGAATGGAAATGACACAAATGAGCCCGTACCAGTTTCAGAAACAAGCGAACAAGGCAAAGAAAGAGGAACTGAGAAGAGACCCGAAGCTAAGGGAACAGGTGAAGAACGCATGGGACCAGAGGGAATTCCGGACACTGGCAGGAAAAATAGTATTCAGAAGCCTGCTGCGAAAATATCTGAGTCAATAACGGATACGGAGCTTCCGGAAAATCCTCTTGTTCAGGAAATTCTGTCACGTACCGAGCCGGAAACTTTGGAAGAGCTTGCATCCTTGGTACTGGGAAAATCCCTATTCCTGCAAATGACAGGAGAAAGAAGTGTCAGAAACATGACTGGCTTAAGTCACAAAGACCTGACGCCATTTCTTTCCATCTTCAGAAAAAAAGAGAAGGGGGGTATGACCGTAGAAGAAGCCGGAGACAGACTGATAAGCATCGCCCATGAAAGTTATCCGGCAATAGTGGCGAAAGAAGGACTGGAAAATGACAATACCGGCATGGCCGGCACAAACGCGATCCTATCCGTTCTACAACAAAGCCGAACTTTTGGTGATATCAGCAATATGATAAGAAACAACAGAACCGCAGAAGCGCAACGCGCCATAGATGCGGAAAAAGAATATGAGGATGAACTGAAAGAACAATTCTACCAAGAACAATACCACATGTCTCCGGATGAATATGAAGCATGGGTTAATGATGAGGCCTTTTCTGAATCAAATGTCTATTCGAATGAGGAAAAGTCTGAATTTTATAATACATTTGCCGATAAAATAATAAAGCAACAAGAATATGACAACAGAAGAGAGAATCCAACTGACGAAGGAATCGGAACGCGTAAAAGCGATGAGCAAGGAGGAATATTTGGCACACGCGAAAGAGGCGATGCGGTTCTGCAAGGAGAAAAACCTGTTCATGCCGTCGGAACTGAAGGATATCAAGGAAAATCCGGACAAATGGAAGGACAGACTGATGAAGGACTGCATCCTCAGAATGACAATGTACAAGATAACACATCCACAAACAAACTCCTAGACCATATCGCGGAAGCACGCGAAATGGTCGACACCTCTCCTACTGAAGCGCAGAAGGAAGCCGGGAACTATAAGAAAGGTCACATTAAACTTGATGGATATGATATTACCATAGAAAATCCGAAAGGATCCGTCCGTAGCGGAAAGGATGCCAACGGGCAGGAATGGAGCATTACCATGAACAACGACTACGGCTATATCCGTGGCACGAAAGCCGTGGACGGTGACCATATAGACATCTTCCTGTCAGACAATCCGTCCGAAGGAAATGTGTTTGTAGTAGACCAGCTCAATGAAAAGGGTGAATTTGACGAAAGTAAGGTAATGTACGGTTTTCCGTCTATGGATGAAGCACGTTCCTCTTATCTTGCAAACTATTCTCCCGGTTGGGAGAACCGAATAAGTACCATTACAGAAGTAACGAAGGATGAGTTCTATAAATGGATTGATTCTTCTGTAAAAAAGACAAAGCCGTTCTCTGAGTACAAGAGCGTGAATCCTGTGCAACTTGCACCTTCCATAGAATCCGCCAATGCGGACAGAATGAAGGACATAGAAACAAGACTGGCCGAAATAGAGGACAGGAAGATAGAACTGGAGGATATTCTGGTAGAAGCCGGAAATGACTCCGTTGAGAGAGACGCTGTTTTCTCCGAGCAACAGGAACTGAACCAGGAACAGCAGGAACTTGAAGCCGAATATTCCGGCTTACACGCAATGAATGACGAAAGCAATGAGATACTTGCTTCCGAAGGCAGTGACATCCGGTTTCGCGAGGTTGGAAATGAGGAAATAAGCTCTTTCGCCAACAAGCACAACCTTGATGAAGCCGATGTAAAAAAGTACGCACAATCCATGAAAATGAAAAATCTGGGTGGCGCAAGTTATGCTTTCAAATCAATCAGCAGAAATGTGCGTCTCCAGAACTCCAACCTGTCATTAGGGCAATTCGTAAAAGTTTTTTCTCCGATCAAAAAAGAGCTGTATGAAAAGTTCGGTGATGTGGATGCCTTGAGAGATGAATACGTGCAAGAGGAAATGAAAGCCCGTAACATGATGGAAGCCGCCCGTAAACGTGCAGAGGAAGAAGCCGAATCGGAAAAGAAGCGTCTAAAGGAATTTGAACTGATGACGGATGAAGAGATGGATGAGGCCTATTTAAAGGCTATGAAAGAAAATAATGAAGCCCGTATGCGTGATATCATAAACGAATCCGCACGAAGAAACGGTTATGTTTCCGCCGATGAATTCAGAATGGCACACCGCGCCCCCTCTTATGATGAGGAAGGTATTGATAAAAACATGGTTGACATTGCCGCAAACAAAGATCAGATACGCGAATCCTTTAATGAGCAGCTTCGCATGAACAGGGATCAATACAGAAATGAAAGTGCCGCCGCAATCAATGAAGCATTGTCTGCCATTGACAAAGGAGAAAAACCGACCGTTACCATCTATCGTGCCGTTCCAAAATCATTGAAAGAAGGAAAGGTAAGAAACGGTGACTGGGTTTCCCTGTCTGAATCCTATGTAAAAGTTCATGGAGAACATGCCTTAAACGGCAATTACAGAATTATGAAGGAAGAAGTACCGGCTGAAAATCTATATTGGGACGGGAATGATATCAACGAATGGGGATATGATGACAGGAGCGATTACCGCTACAAGAATACAAAAAACAACCGAAAACTGAATGACCTGATAACCCGTGACGACAAAGGTAATGTTATTCCTCCTTCCAAGCGATTCAATGCAAGAAAAGCGGATGTAAGATATCGTTTTATTGGAGAGAAAGGCGCATCCCAACTGGATAAGGCAGAGGAAGCAACTACCCGCCTTGATAACCTGAATGTGGCACGAGAGATGGAATCCGCTTTCAATACGAAGAAAGAGCGCATTGAGAAGCTGCGGAAGAGTGAGCCGATAGAGATTACGGGTAAAGAGATAGAACCGAGCGATGACTTGAAACAGTACAAAAAAAATGCGTTGGAATATGGAAAGTCATTACGTGGAGAATATATCAATAAAGATACGGGAGCTATTATCTCTGTGACAGGAGGCAATAGTCGGGGAGGTATTCGTGAAATATTGCAGCATGATTATAAGGATGTAGAACATCTGCAATCTATCGCAGCCGTACCTCAGATTATTGAAAACTCCGTCTTCATTGAAGAACTTGCCAACGAAGATTTGGAGAAATATCCCGGTGTAAAATCATTCTCTTATTATGTATGTGGATTGAAAATAGCCGGTGTTGACTATACTGTGAAAGCTGTTATCGCCAATCAAAACAATGGAGAACGGTATTATGACCACAAACTGACTAACATAGAGAAAGGCAAATTACTATCCATTGCCCCAACAATACAAAAAGCTGGAATAGATGGTAACTCGCCTTTATCTGATGTCAAAGATAAGCGTTTGCTTTCGATTCTCCAAACAAATGAAAAAGAAAATGCTAGGAAAATCAAGCAGGCTACAGGTTGGGAACGTGGGGCTGACGGAAAATGGAGATATGAAGTGGAGGATTTCGAGATTGATCCGAAAGGACTTGCGCGAAAAAACAGACTTTGGTCCAACCTGTCATGGGGCAAAGAGTATGATGCGCTAAGCGACAAACTGTTTGATGGAGTAGAGCTGACGGAAGAAGAAGCAGCCCGTTTTGATGAATTATCAGAAAAGGCAGAAGAACTTCGCGCCACATACGAAGCGAACGACGTGCATTATCTTGACGATTATGTGAAGGATGAGAATTTGTTTAAGACTTATCCGGAGTTGAAGCAGATACGCGTGGAGATATACAACGCCCCTACAAGCAATACGGGAGCGACTTATTATGGAAGCCAAAACTTGATACGTGTGAATGAGTTTGTTCTAGACAGGGCGGATTTCCGTAGTATCTTAGCGCATGAGGTACAGCATGCCGTACAATCAATTGAAGGATTCGCCCGTGGTGGAAACAGTATGACTTATAGAAAATACCTTGACGCATTAAAAGAAAAGCGCGATGCCTGGTCCATGATTGAAGAGTTTGCTGACAAGCGTGAGGAACTTGGAGAAGACGCTTCACAGATGGATGTTTATAATGCTTTGGTAAATGAATATCACTCAGATGGATTCGAGTTTGGGGATGGCTTTATCCCCAGCCGTAATGCTTTTGATAAGGGATTCAATCTTTGGGTGCGAGGTTATGATAAAGAAGGATATGAGGATGCTTATAATGAGTATCAATCTCTTATTGAAAAATTTGGACTTGGTGGAGAAAACGACAGATACAATGAACTATCAGGTGAAGTTGAAGCACGTAATGTACAATCCCGTATGAATATGACACCTGAGAAACGCCGCAATACTCTTGCTTCGGAAACGGAAGATGTAGCACGAGAAGACCAGATATTTATAAACGACGCTTTGGAGGCTTATACTTCTGTGTCTGCTCCCATGAATACAGCAGTGAATGAACTTTCTGAGTCTCTTCATACACCTATAGAAAAAATCACTTCCGAAGACCAGCTACCACAAGGCGAGGCGCGCAGACGTATCGAATCAGGAGCCAATATCAAAGGATGGTACTCACCAAAGGAGAACAAGGTATATCTATATATGCCAAACACAACATCCGTGGAGGACGCACAGGCGACTATATTCCATGAGGTGGTGGCACATAAGGGATTGCGTGAGCTGTTCGGAAAGGACTTCGATACCTTCCTTGACAATGTATACAACAATGCCGCACCATCAATCAGACAGGCCATCAACCGGATGGCGGAAAATGAGAACATATCCATCCGTACAGCAACTGAAGAATATATGGCAGACCTGTCCGAACGCGGACCGGCTACCTTTGCGGAGCAGTCCTTGTGGACACGAATCAAAGCCTTCTTTATAGACATGCTCCGTAAAGCGAAAGTGAATCTGGGATTTGAACTGACGGACAATGAGCTGAGATACATCCTTTATGAAAGCCACAACAGACTGAAACAGTCAAACTATCCTGTTGATGTGGCAAAGGAAACCGTCATGCGTTCAAAACTGGGAATTGGTGAGTTCTCAGGCAGTTCACGTACCATCCCGTCTGTTCCTCAGGGAGAGACCTTGTTCCGTATTCCAGGAAAGGAAGAAAAGAAGGAGATTATTAAAAATCTGAAAGAAGAGATACGGGAATTGAAAAAGCAATTGGATCAGGCACGAAAAGGAAATAAAGAGGAATACGAGACTGCGTCAAGAGCCATGCTTTCCTTTATAGATCAAAGACTGACCAAGGAAGCGGGAGAAGAAATGGGGCCACATATGATAAAGTCACTGATTGCCCAAGTAAACAAGGCCGCATCAACAAATAAACTCAAGGAACCACTAAATCTTGTTGAAAAGTTGATAAACTATGCCCAATATGACAGTTCGGTGAAAAGGATGCAAAAAATGATAAAAACGAAGCTTTCCGGGCAGGATACAAGAGGCGTATCAAAAGGGATAGTTGTTGATGAGGCTACCAGACGTGTGTTTGACAGTATACGATCCGCTTACAAAGACCTGTTGCTAACAAGCGCTGACAGTGAACTCCGTGCCGTAAGAAGCGAAATTGTAAAACTGGGAAAACTCATAAAATCTGAGACATCCCCTGAAAGCATCACCATACTTACCGGTCAGCAGAATGAAATGAAAAGCCGAAGGGATAATCTATTAAAAGAAAGAGCCGAACTGCTGAAAACTAAAGAACTTGAATCCGTTGAAGAGATACGGAAGCGCCGGGAAGAGCTAGAGAATGCCATGGATGAAGCGGCGGAAGGAACAGGTGTGTTCACACAGACTATGGCCGATGAGTATGATTCTCTTTCCATACGCGAACTATTGGCCGAATCCAGAAAAATGAAACGAGATCTGGACAAACTGGAGGGCGATCTTGTGACCACCAGAAGAGCCGCCTACAACAACAAGGGTGAAGCACGAAAGTTTTATCTGCAGGAGGCTGAGAAAATAGCTGCACAGATACCCGTAGCGCAGGAAGAGTTAATAAGGATAACCGATAATGTGTACAATGAATTGAAAGAACTTGTTGATACCGGGAAAAGCCGCCTTGCCATGCTGAACAAGGAAAAAGCCGCGCACCGGGGAAGAATTATCAGCATGGGAATAAATGCCGTAAAAGATAAAAGAATAAAAGGTATAAACGAGAAAGAAACAAATATGGAAAAAACTGTGTCCATATTGCAAAGCATCGGTGACTTTATCGCCTATCCCATGTATAGTTTCGATTATCTGCTGAAAGCCATAGACAGGAACCACGCCATAGGAAAAGGCCCCTTATACGATTATTTCATGAAAAGCAGTCATGGAGTGGTGGAAGCCAACGATAGGATATATTTGGGGGTAAAGGCTTACAACAAAGAACTGGAAGAAAAAATAAAGGAACTGTTCGGAAAATCAATGGAAAATGTATTCAGGGATTCTCAAAAATCAGAAAAAAGGATTCACAAACAATATATGTACGACAGCAATTACCATAAGGAGGGCGACCTGTATGAGGCAAACCTAAACAAAGGGCAGGCGTTCTATGTATGGCTCACATGGAGACAGCCGGACGGAAAGATGAAGCTAGAGGCGGACGGATGGACGGAAGACAGCATGACCGAGATAGAATCCTTTATAGGCGATAAATACATGAAACTCGGAGAATGGATCACAGACGACTTCTTTCCAAGGCTACGAGAAGAAAGGTACAATCCGGTCCATGTAAGAATGACGGGAACCAGCATGGCTTCACGGGAGAATTATTTCCCTATGGTCATAGCCAAATCCGAAATCCGTGAAAAGGGGGAGCTGGGAGAAACAATCATCGGTATGCCAAGCACAATAACCGGAAACATAATCAACCGTACGATAAATACCCTGAAGGTGGACACTAGCAGAAACGCTTTTGATCTGATGCTAAAATACGGAAGAGATATGGAAACTTGGGCGGCAACGGCTGAGCTGCGCCAGGATCTTAATTTCCTGCGGGGAAGCAAGGCTTTCAAGAACTATATGGAGGCAAACCATAAAGGAATGTTTGATATCTTCATGAGAGCGGCAGAGGTTGCCGTACGAAGTTTCAATGACAAGCAGAAACAAGATTCGCTCAATAACGGACTAAACAAAATATTAAGGTATTGGGCAGGTTCCAATATAGCATTCAGACTCAACACCGCAATGAAGCAGGTGCTCTCCTATCCGGCATTCTCCGCATACAGCGGAAATCCGGGATATCAGGCTGATTTGTTCAAATACATATTCACCCCGGCAGGAAACATGAAATGGGCGAAGGAGCATCTTCCTTCTTTTGAAGAACGGGTTGATACGGGAAATATGGGAATCGAAGCATTAAAGGATGAAAATGCATTCAAAAACAAGCTGGAGAAACTTACCAATGCAGGCATGTATCCCAACAAGCTTATTGATGCGCTGACATGTGCGGCCGGAGCGAGAGCCGTTTACAATTTTGAATATGAGCGTGCGCAAAAAAGAGGTCTGGGCAATGAGGAAGCCGCCAATTTAGCCAAATACAACGCTGAAATAGCATTCAATGAAAGCCAGCAGAGTTCCAGCCCGGAAATGATGTCCCCTATGCAGGCAAGCGGCAATGTGTTCTACAAGGCGCTGACCACTTACCAAAGCAGCAACATAGGATACCAGCGGATGGGTATTGAGGGGCTTCTTGAAATGGCACGAGCAAAAAGGATATACAATCTGAACATTGAATCCGGAATGAATAAAGACGAAGCCCAAAGAACAATGATGGGCAGCTATCTTACCGGGCTGAGGAAAGCCACCTTCGGACTATTTGTAATGGGAGGCTTGTGGGCGGCAGGAGGATATGGTATTGCAGGAATCACAGCACCACTCATATCCAATATCTACGCCATGTTCGGATACGGGGACGGGGATGAGGATTTATGGTTCACTGATGAACAATTGAAAAGCATATTTTTATCTGCTGCTTTAAGTTCCTTGGGAGGAACTTCCATTGGACAGTTTGTCAACGCCATATCACAAGGGAACAAATATGATCCTCTCTCATTCATTACAGAGATGTCAAATCTGATAAGCGAGGCGGTAAAAGACGGATTCAACCTGAATGTACAAAGGGAGCTGGCCGCCAAATTAGGGAAATTTGCCGGATTAAATGTAGAGACACTGGAAAACATTTATCTGGGAGCCGAATCCGCCATAAGGGAAGGACGCCCCGACCTTGTAGATTTTATGTTCCTAATCAACCTTCCCAAATCCCAACGAAAGGAAATGGCCGAGAAACTATACAAGGATATAGGACCTTATGAATATCTGAACAAGATGTATGAGGCTGGAAAACTGTTTAATGACTACAGAAAGAAACTGCCCTATTCAGACGAAACATCTAAAAGGAAAGACTCTGAAATAAAAAAGAAATACATCATCAACAACCTCAATGAAAAAGAGAAGGAAACTTTGAAAAATGAAAAAGAGTTCCTAAAACTCAAAAGAAAACATGACGAAGCCGAAGATAAAAAAGAATGGTTGGAAGAACATCCGGAATACCCAGATATGGAAAAAAAATATAAGAAACAGACTATCACTAAAAAAGTGAGAAAAGAAGTTGAAAAGGTGTATAGACAATAAACGATAACATTAAAGGGTTACCAATAATGATAACCCTTTAATGTTTACTTATTTCTCCTGCTGTTCCAGCATTCTAGCAAAATTTATTGGTAAACAACACATTATACATATCATTAGACTCGCAAGGCTCCGAGATAAGCAAATCCTCATCCGGGAACATGGCAAAGAAATCATTCCACATATCGGACTCCCATCTTATGTATTCATCATCTCTTCTTCTAATATTTTCCGGGGATATCTCAATTATATGAAAATCAGTCATACTGTCAAAAGCATATTTAATGAAAATACCCTTGAACATATCATCAAGCTTCTTTAATCTTCCAATGATAAAATCTGTCAATGCATCCATAATCATAGGCTCTCTAACCATTTTTTTCCTCTTTTTGTAAAAGTCCAGAGGTATATACCACCTACCACTACAATTCCTACCGTAAAAATAAAACCTAATGCGTCCATATCGATGTTATTTTAATATCTTATTGGCGAATACCGCCGAAATAATCGTTAATAGAATACCAGTACATATAGAATACCAATTATTCTCATTCGATAAATCTGAATATAATGGTATTACAACTCCTATAACAAGACCAGCAAATGAGAGTTTAGACAAATCAAAAAAATATCCTGCAAGTTTTTCCCGCCTCGTTTTATTCTTCTCCCTAACATCCTTCTTTTCTTCCTGTTGCTTGATGAAATTTCCCATTCTGCATACTTTTTATGCAAAGCTATAAAAAAAGTTGGCAATCACAATGTAAACGCCAACTTTTATAACTGATTTTATCACTTTCCTCCTTTGCTCAAAGTCATGGGAGCATGACATCCTCCCCGCTCCCACTCCTTGGCAAGCATCTCACGCAATATCCTGTTCTCCTCCAGCACCATAAGAACCAGTTTCTTCATTTCACCAAGATCTTATTGTTTATAATGAATCTTATTATTTCAACATACCTTCATCTTCCCAAGAATCCAATGATATAAACAAGCCACAACATACGAAAGAATAAATGAAATGACAGCTATTACTACCATACTAAAAGTTTCCAACTTATACAAATAATAAAAAGTACAACTAAAGACCAGTATATGCACCAAGTACCATTCATAAGAAATCTTATTAGTAAACATAAATAAGCCATTAATAGGTTTTATATGTAATTTATATATAATCAACAACGCAAACAAATATCCAATCATAGAAGGAATATCATTATATAATTTCCAAATGCCTCCTTTTATTCCAGCAAATCCTGTAAGAGCAACACATATTATACAGACAGGTACTAATATATTAAAATTCAACGAATTGACTATTTTAGCATTAAGTTTATAGCATTTAGCTAAATACATACCTAAAACAAATTCCCAAAGATATTGTAAAAAGAAACTATTCCATACACGCACATCGCTTTTCCCAAGCATCGCTACAATAGTAGTCCATAACAGACTTATCAGCAAAGCATAAATCACCCCCGTAGATTTATTAAATAGTTTCAACAACAAAGGCCATAACAAATAAAACTGAATTATTGTTGAAACAAACCACATCTGCAATCCAAAAGAACTTTCCAAATCATTGAAAAACATTTTAAAAAGGAATACATGACTAAGTACTTGGAGAAGTTTATCCGATGAGGTATTATAAAAAGGAATCAGAGCACTTATCAATATAATTATTATGTACGGCAAATAAACTTTCAAAAAACGTCGTTTCAAAAATTGAATATAAGTAAGCGGTCTGTTTAAATATGATAAATAAAGTCCAAATCCACTACATAAGATGAATACATGTACTCCTGCCCCACCAAAAGATGAAGCAGCCATTAAGAACGGACTTATCGGAAAACTTTGCAACAAATGCATTAACACAATGGTAAAAATAGAGAATCCTCGCAAAAAATCAATAACTTCTAATCTTTGTAGCATAACAGTAATTTATTTAATTCAACTTTTCAATAGCTCGGGAGAGGCTAATCAAACCAATCACATTATTCAGATTCTTTATATATGATATAACAAACATATATCCAGCTAGGGAAGTAATATTTCATTCCATAGAAAACAAGAAAAAGACTCATAGTTTTCATGTATCTTAAACATCTATCCATCCCACAGCATTTGTCGCAAAAAAGGAAATAGAAACAATGAAGCTATAACCAACCTTTTCATATACTTTATATTTTTTGCACAAAAATACGCATATAATTGTAATTTACAATGTAAATCTCAAGATTTTACATTACCGATTGTTTTTAATAAGATTGTTTTATATCTTTGTATACCTTTGTTATACCTGATTACTAATCATTATTGAACAGGAAGGGCGGCAATCTGGGAAAGACAGCCGCCCTTGTCACATATTGGATAAACATACACAAGACCAACCAGTGTGAAAACAAAAAAAAGACGGTCCGAAACTATATCGGAACCGTCCAAATCCTGATGCACATCGCTATGTGCGATGCAAAAATACAAAATTCCATGCAAATATTTTACATTCATGAACAAATCGCTATATTTGTCTCGTCTTTAAATTTTAACACTATGAAGCAATCAATATTACTTACATTCATAATCCTATTCTTAGGTTCATGTGTCAGCAAAAGCAAATATGAAGATTTAGAAATGGAGAATTACAACCTTAGAGAAGAAGTGGACAGACTAAAAAACAAGAATACTGACCTGAACTCTACGATTCTGAACATGTCCCTACAAATAGAAGAACTACAGGAAAGGATTGAAAACGATATTGAATATGCCTCACAGGCTAGAAACGCTATAGAATCCGCAGAATCATCTTTATTTTTAGGGTTTGATAGAATATTTTGGGAATCGGAACTTGACAATGCCAAATCTTGCATGTCTTATATAAAATATGGCTATTAATTTATATAATATGGGAACAATCGAAAGGACACGGGTAATACGCCCTTCTTCAAGAAAAGATAAATCCACCTATAAAGTCGATATTGAAAGACGACAAGAAAAAGACAGTCTTCACCTAACAGTTACTCACGAAAATGACTGCAATTTCAGAAAAGAATATTATTTTTCCGCAAATCAACTATCAGGAAAAAAGTCCATCCACTTCAAATGGAACGGAAATGATATTGTTTGGACCGATGGAATTGTACCGATTCGAATTGTTAAATAAAAAACGATATAGAAAGTTTCATTTTCATGGAATAATGGAACTAGCTTTTTCGTATATTTGCATTATCAATGCTTTCTTTATCGTCAGCAAAGAGCCGGTTGACGTAAAACAAAACGGTAAACCTAATTGTTTAACTAATAAAAACATTCGAATATGAATGACAATAAAATTAAATGTTAGGTTGGGCGTGATAATGCCCAGCCTAACGCTATCAAAGAGGTAGGGCGGTTTGTGTTTGATACCCTAGATTTTCTTTTTGCTGTAGTTCCTGTAATATGGGTAATAATCGGGCTCTCCGGAGGCCAATTTCCTACGGAAGTTTAGTGGATTGGACTGATACCTGCTCTCCGGAGTATATGGAAGTACATTAAGGCATAAGCCAACTGGCGCAGAGGCAGACTGCGCCAGTTTTATATTAAAAAAACTTTTCCAGTTACTATACTGAACTACAAAGACTCCATCCATTTAATTGTCTTGTCTGCCAACAGCTGATAGGCAAGAGAATTGCAATGCCAACCGTCATACCTGTCAGATGATATGAGAGTCCATTTAGACGAGTCCCATTCCTCGGGAGAGTCAATGTCTTGGTTGGCTTTGTAAGCTTTAGATTGATAAATAACCTTATCATCAGTTTTATAAGTTTTTTGGTTACTATATTCCTCATATTCACTCCAAGTGTCGACTCCATATATAGCTCTTATGTCATAGGATGCCAAATTAATTCCACTATGTCTCCAGTCTAAATAAGGTATTCCCCACTTATCTAATACTTCTTTAAACTTTACGACCTTATCTCTCCAATATTCATAATTGCTAATGTCATAAGTTATGATGAAACCTATCTTCTTACCGGGGAATTGTGTTATTGCATATCTACAGATCGCCTCCAAACATCCTATTTGTGTATTCAATTGCAATTCTTCATCAAAACCCTCAGTAATTCTACCCATAGGAGCATAATTAGGCTTGCCTGAGTCATTTAAATTAACCCCATTTACTCCGCCTTGGAGAATAATATAATCACTATTTTTATCGACTTGAGTGAGTTGCCAATATATGCTATAAGCATTCCCCGTGTAAAATGGATATAATATAACAGATCCGCCTTTAGCCCAATTTGTACATTTCAAATTAGTTTTCTTGGATATATAGTATGTCAAACTCTTAACTGATTCTTTATTGTCCTGACCAATCATAATAGAATCACCACAAAATGCTGCACGTTTTCTACTAAGATGGCTTTTATTGGATAAAATTTGAGTAAACATTCCATTTTTAGAGACAGTCAATGGATACGCCACATAACTGCTAAATATGGCTTTGACAGCTCCTGAAGGAGCTTCTAACAGAACCGCTGATTTAGATTCGTCAAGCCCTTGAGCGGATTTTTCAATAACATTACCATCAGCATCGGTAAAAGCCCATAATCTATATGAATTACCTCCATACCCTCTTACCGCATAAATCGCACCTTCTTCAGTATTATCTATTATTTGATTTACCGCATAATTAGGCGATGTTTCAACCAAGATAGATCCACTTGTATCATACCTCCCCGGATACGTTTCGTGAATAATATTACTGATATCAGATAAATCATTATCCATTGTTTTTAAAGCTCGTATCGATACGTTGTTTTTAGATACAGTTAATGGATATGATGTATAACTACTAAAAATTGCTTTAACCGTACCAGATGGTGCTTCGACAATTATTGCTGAATTACTTGAATCGTGTTCCTCTATAAGATCTTTTTCTATAATAATATTTTTTTTATTTACAAAGGCATACAACCGATAATTTTTACCGCCATATCCCTTTACACTATAAACACATCCTGGATAAGCATTTGTATCAATGATTTGTTTAACTTCAGGCGTAAAAGATTCTATAATTGCATCCCCATTAGTCTTATACTTCGCATCAACACTCTCATTCGAGTCATAAAATTGGGGCGTAAAATGTTCCGCTTCATGGTCTAGTTTATAAGTGATACCAAGCAATGGCTCAACTTTTTCAAGTCTTTCATTAATATCATTTATCTGACCATTTTTATATATTGCAAATTTATCTTTATATGAAATATAACAACTGAATATAGCTTTAACAGTTCCTTTAGGTGCAATACAATATTCGCCTGAATCTGTAAGATCAATATCTGTACTTTTAGATTTAGTTAGTATATTACCATCAGCATCGGTAAAAGCCCATAATCTATAATTCTGTGATGCATAGCCTAAACATAGATACCTGTCTCCCTCGTGAGAATTGATATCTACCATCTGTAGAATATTAGCATTATGATTATTTTCCACTTTGTCACTACCTGTGTTATATTCTCCCTGTATTATTCCTGTAACATTTTTTAAAATTTTACCTTGTAGAGCTAACTCGGAAATTTTCTCACTTACAGCCTTCTGTGACATGACTTCAGTTTCGCTATTCCCCAGTTCCTGCACCACACCGGCATTGATGGACTGGAACGGACCGTGATCCACCCATCCGCCGGCATTATAAATATTCAGGTGGTAGATGGGCTTGGTATGTTCGGTATCATCGTCCGCATAGGTAGGTCCCACCATAATCATATCACCCTGCTTAGGATTAGGATATTGTGATTTATCTGTTACATAGGCTTTAATAGACAAACTGTTTGTAACTTCTCCGCTAAGATCTGACCATGTTTTGTTATCCCGCGATATCTGGAATTTGTTATCCTGAAAACGGAAATAAGCTGCAATGTAATCCGAGCACACCTCCCATGTCTCGTTATCATAGGAGAAGTGAAGCTTGTTATCTATCGTTTTGAGCCACGGGGTAAGTCCGTTATCCCCTTTGGGCCCCAAAGCAGCTATGCCGGTATCCTCACCGTTAATCACCCATGTGCCTTTTACCGATACGGAAATATCTCCAGAGAGTGTTAGTTCGTCCACACGTACCCAGTTGACATCAAGCCCCCAGTGAAAGTTGTCCCTCTGTGCATCATTCACACATTTCTCGGTTATGGCATTCCCCTGCATATCCACGTATGATATGATGATCCCCTTACGCCTCATTTCTTTCGGAACAATATTTCTCGTACGTCCCGCTGTACCCTGATACTGCACATAAATATTGTTATACTGTGCCAGTATCGCTTCCAACGACGCGCCAGTTCTTCCGTCATGTATCGCCTGTATCACTGTACGAGGATAGAAAGGGAATCTTCTTCCCAACATTTCATCAAGCTTGTCCATCTGCCTGATACTTGCATACTTGCTGTTGCAGCAAGAATCTTGTATGTTGTTATCTTCCATGATGTTTTTTAAAAAAGTTATAGAATTAACATTTATTCCAGACCATCCCCAGTCAACGGAGAAAATCCTTCTGCCAGACATCTTCTCTTTAAGGCATCACGATATGATTTCATTGCCGACAGTTGCCAACGCTGAAGTATTTGTTTATGCACTTCCATTTTAGAAAATACCGGAGATTCATTGATGAATTTCTCCAACTTTTCCACCCGGTCATTAAGTTGCTTATACTCTTCTAGCATTCTTATTTGATATTCTTGTAACATGGCTTTTATTTTAATTATCGTTATTATACTGTTGCACCTGTAGCATCAACCCACTCATTATTACCTTTATAATATATAGGTTTCGACAATGTACTATCAAAATATTGAAATCCTACTAAAACATTAGTAGGTCTATTAGAAGTAATTCCTGAATCAAACCAAGTCCCTGATAAAACAATTCTATCAACATTTAGATTTATGACTTTAGTTTTATTTCCAATTATAGTTCCATTTCCAATAGTACCTCCAATAAAATTAAGCACGCTATTATCAGGAACAGTAAGAGTTTTTCCTTCCAAATCTATATATCTGATAATATTATATATAGTATTACTTTTAATAAAATCATTTAATTTACTTGCGAAAACAACCTTTGTCGCTAAAGTTCCGTCAGGATTTATCCAATCAGACTTAGACCAGGTTAATATATTTCCAAACGTATCATAGGTTTTTATCCCAATTAAAGTATCAGGCAAAGTAAGTATATCCGAGGTAATAAATTCAGCATCAACAGCCTCTACCGGATATGGATCTGTATTTTTAGGGAACCACTCATAAGTGTTAAGAGTAGCCCATTTGGTATCTCTCACTATCAATTTGCCATATTTTGAAGAAACTTTAATCCAAATGTCTAATGTATAAGAAACAGGGTCAAATATCCATCTTATATTTAAAAAAGAATCATTGCCAGTATCGTATCTATCAGATAGTATATACAATTTATTATCTACATATAGCAAAGAATATTCGGTTAATATCCTATATGTCGAATATAAAAAACGAAAACCGCTTGTCGGAACTTTAGTTATCTTAATGTATTCATAAGATTCCGGAGGATCAGAAATTGCATTATTAAACCTTATAATCCCCAAATTAATATCATAAGTATTATCTGCAACTTTCCCATAAATTCCCTTCTTATCCTTACAAAAATCTTTACTCAAATCCGTCGGAATAATATTAGTTTCATAACTGCTTCCATAACCTGTATTATTTTTATATATTTCAATTATAGGGTAATCAATTGCCAAGTTTATAGCGGATTTACTTGTATTTGCTAATTCCCATCTTAATTTACACTGTGAATCCTTCGGGTCCGGTATTATATCGTATAAATATTTAATAGATTCTATTGATACTAACCCGTTTTGGAACATATCGGTTTTCAGAGTATAATCTATGTTGTCAACATTTACTATTAATTTATATCTTCCAACTTCATACAAGGGCGTATCTACGACTGCTAATGACGGATTAACTATAAAAGTTAAATACTGATGTATAACAGTATATTGTGTGATAAAAGTTGTAACATCCAAATCAAAAGAAACCGCTTTGCCAGCACCAACTGTAACATACATTCTTTCTCCCCTAGATACATTTTCTGAATGAATGTTGTTTTTAACAAAATCCTCAGGAAGATTATGGCATTTAGTTATATTCGCTCCATTAAATATTATATTATTAAAAGCTGAAAAATTGCTTAACACATAAGGAGTATCTTCTCCTGGTTCATCATGCGTATTTATATTTATATAATTACCTTTAACAGCATAAGCTGGGCTTCCTACAGAATATAGATAATGAGATACATAACTATTTAAAAAGCCTGTGGTTGAAGTAAATATTAATATACTATTACTACACTTCAAAACGGCATTAGCACATAATATTGAGGATTGTTTATCTCTTTGATACCCATTAGCATTCAGAACAGCTTGAATATAATTATCATGTCCTCCCACATAAATACCATTTGCACAATTTTGTTGAATATCCAAGCCTGTTACATTGCAATAACTGCCACTTACATAAACTGCGTATTTACTTCTAGGAGTAACAGCATCATATTTATATCTCCAGGCTTTATTGGCAACAAAAACTTTACAATTAGACATTCTTGAATTTTGAGATAAATAAATACCTCCTTGTTGACAACTCCCAACCGTACTATTATGAATAGAATTATCAGTTCCTTCCATAAAAAAAGCATAGTCACCGCATGCGTAATATGAGATAGAATCTATTATTCTACATTCTCTATAAGTCCTTTCAATACTTACAGCTCTATACCCATGCTCAAAATGGCAGTTTTCTACATATATTTTAGCGTCCCACTCATCCGTATCCCCATTGACACTTTGCCTAAAACCTATACCATTATAGTAATCCCCCAATATAAAAGAAAGCCCTCTAAATAGAACTTTCACAGCTTTTTCAGAGTAAAAAATATAAGGAAGGGTATTCGCATTTGGTAAATCATTTACATCAAACTCCTTAGTAGTTGGAGATTTTATGATAGTTTTACCTTTTTCTCCAAACAAAGTAATATTACTTCTTACCTGAATCGTATTACCTATAAAATAAATTCCATTGTTTAATTTAACAATATCAAAATTATTAATGGTATCCTGTATAGATTCAGTACAATCATGTACTCCATCTGGAAGTGCCCCAAACCACTCAGGACAAGCTGCCGCCACATCCCAGCTACCATTTATTGTTATAGCACCAAATATCTTTTCCAGTCCTGCTTCAATTTTGGTATTGTCGCCAACGACAGTACCATTACTAAATCCCCCTCCTTGAAAATCTAAAGTGCATTTTGACGGAATAGTGATAGTTTTCCCCTCCAAATCATAATCATACTGTATGACATAAATCGTATCAGACCAACATATCATGGACTGGGTCAGAATATTTCGCCCTGCCACAAGATTCTTGCGCAGATAACATCTTCCCTTCCCTGAGTAATTATTCGGATCATACCTTTTATTAGCCAGTTTCAGTTGACCGTGAACCGATGTAATATCCTCATCATCCGCAAAATTGGTTATGCTCTTGTTACCGATAAGCTGTTTGGTGGATTCACTAAGCATCTCGGGCGTTATCATCCCGTCCATCACGGTAGGAGGATTATCAATGAACATATCATTGAATGTATCCTCAATGTGACGTCTGACAGCTTTGCGTGTAAGATAAGTGTCCGGTATACGGTTGCCGTTCTCATCCGCTATGGCCCTATCAGCCACCATCTCCGGTGCTTCCATCTTCTGAATGAATACCTCTTCAGCATGAATCTCATTACGCTCCGCCTCTAAATCAATCTTCCACCAGCTTTTCTTGTCTTTCCAAAGCGAAGCAGAATTTCCCTTAAAATACCATGTTTCAGCCTGATTGGTGTAAGCAGAAACAAACGTGACCTTCATGCCGGGTATTCTGTATTCCTCCGGTACAAGCGCTATGGCATCTTCAAAAGTAAACACATTGCTCTTCTTTACAACAAAAGGGGCCTCGGACGTGCTTCGTTGTGCTACAAATGACGTTTTTGTGTACCCCGGCATGTTGACACGATTACAGGGTCTGTATTTCTTCCCTTCAACATAATCAGGAAATGCACTGAAATATCTCTGTTCCTTCCAATCATGTGAGAATATCCGGGTATCTTGGGTATGATTACGGCTTACATTATATTCAGTCAGCAGATTATAATCGAAGATGCTCACCTTATCGACTGTGAGATCATAAGTTCCCAGAACACCGCTCAAATCATTCCATCCGGCCCGATATCCTTTAGGAACAAATCCTTCAACATAGTAGAAGTACGGCTTTGTTTTCTTCACACTGCCGACAAGTGCCCATGACGGTTGTTCCATCTTGTCCGGCAACGCTTCAGAAGTTGCCACATGACCTATATAATTGACATCGTTCAACGTTTCCATTTTAGGGACTTCGGCTCTGTCCGCCTTATAAGGAATAAGCCCCAGCAATGCATTAATCTGATCAGGCGTATAATGAATATTTTCATGATATTCATTCGGATGAGGATCACATGCATGATGAGGATGAAAGCAAGAATCAAATCTTTCCATATAAATATATTTTTTATTATTCAAAGATAAGCAAGAGCTTCACAATGAAATGTATATAATAAAAGGGACTCAGACTTTCACAAGCCCGAGTCCCTAAAACCTTAAACTAATACCTATGTGCTATTTTATTTGAGCGCAAAGTTATCTTCTTCCATAATGACTTTAAATTCCAGCAACGAGAAATAACACGAATCCTGTCACTAACCAGCAGACGATGATAATAATTCTGCCATTCTATCATTTTCTCCTTTCTTTCCTCGTCCTGACAGGAAGGTGAGCCGTTCTTGCTTTTCGTGTAATAAAAGCACATCTCTTTCAACTGCCCTCGGTTCATTCGCATACGGAACCTTCCCCGATGAAAAAGATATTTATAACTGTCCCACCTGTCCTTATAATAATCATAAGTGATAGAGATGAGCTTCTGTTGTGCAGGATCCCATATGACAAAATAACGCCTTCCGTCCTGTTTATTCTTTTCCTCAGCCTCTTCTATCGCCTTTTTCAATAACAAGCTGGACTTCCACAGACTTGCGATCCTGCGTTTCTGCACAAGGCTTTTTACCGCCTTCAAAAACAACTTAATTTTTCCCATAATGTTACTAATTTTTATATAATATAGCCTCCGCACCCGTCGCCGACCTGTTGAGGCGTTTCATGTTATTCATTTTCTCTTCCATAGTGGGCAACACCCTCACCGGATATCTGTCCCATTCAAAACGGCTCACGTATAATCCTATTGCCCTGCTCATTACCCGATCATCATGCTTCCCCGCAAGCGCGCCGTATTTGCCGTTCGGATATTTCATGTACCATCCCAATTCCTTTATCATTCCGGTTTCACGCTCTATCCACAGTTTGTCACGCACACACTGTTCCATATACTTAATAATGGCCACTTTTGTATTACGGTTGGTATTAAACCCCCATCTGGTTTCTTTCTGGCTCCTTTTTTCCAACTCGCTCCGATTATGCGCATATACATTATCATAAAGAGGGATAAGAATGGGAAAGAACAATTCGCTGACGTTGTCTGTGTCTACATCATTAAGCTTACTGTAAGCCGTGTTGTTCTCGACAATGAGCAGAGCATTGTTATAGAATGACGCAATCTGCGCACATTTGATCGCAAGCAGGTCCGGATCTGTATGCCCGTACCATTCCGCCACCACACGCGGTCCAGCGTCCTCATTGAGCACTCCGCTATCGGCCATCATATCCGCGCGGTCCAGCACAGTAATCACAGAGTAATCACTCGTCCTATATTTCCCCCCGATATCAACTGACACAAAGTAGCGGTTTTCCAACCTCCATGTCTTGTCTGGCATCTCCCATATTTTCAATTCCCCTCCTTTACGCCTGAACAGTTTCAGCCCTTCGACAGCCTGTTCACCTTTCGGGGATTTTCCGGAAATATCCCCCTGGAATACCGGCTCACGGCAGAACCTTCTGAGTTGTTCTACCTTGTAAATGTCAAATACAAGCTGCCCGGAATACTTGAATGCCTCCACCGGATCGGACGGATACTCCTGCTGCATGTCCTGTATGTCCGCATACTCCTTCATCTTCTGCCTGTACCAGTAGATGCCTTGCAATGTCGCTCCAATAGTCCACAGCCAGTACATATAGTCCCAGTTTCCGGACTTATCGTTACGCCTTTCTATCAGGGTACAGGCCCATTCCAGCATATCTTCCGGATCGAGACGGTATTCCTCTATCTCCCACCATGCGACAAACAACGGCTCGAATGCGGACAGTCTCTCCCCATGATCATCCGTTCCATTGGCACGATCCCATTCATCCTTGTAGAAATTCTGCCCGTTCGGCGTGCTTTCATACACAATCATCGTATACGGTTTGTACAGGATTCCCGAACAGGATGATTTCACCTGTTTTTGCGGATCCATCTTTTCCGTCTGAGGCCAAAACGCCACCTCCGTACAATGCGCCATGGCCGAATCACCACCACGGGCACCCTCCGGATTCATCGCAGTTGCCGTCTTGATTTTGCAGTTCCGGGAAGGTATAAGGCTTATGTTGGAAGTTCCTCCTCCCTTGATCTTCGGAAGAGAGCCGTCAAACTCCACCCCTTCTTCATAAAAAAGGAATTCAGGAAGTTGGGTTATGAGCTTGACATACATATCCTTAACTTCAGCCGCACTGTCCCCTTGATGTCCGACAATGATGCTGTTCCAGCTCTTCACATGCATTATCTGTATCCATGACATGTATATCTGTGTGCATGTGGATCCCCCCCACTGGCGGGCCTTCAACAATATGACACGGATAGGCTTGCCGGCACGGCGCATCCTTTCAAACGTCTCAGCCAGCTTTACCTGCGCCGGACGTAGCAGGAAAGGCACATCCTCCCCTCCTTCTTTGTTTTTGATACGCGCATACGCATAACAATAGAAATAAAAGTCGTATTTGGCCCAGTAACGGAGAAACTCCTGAATGACAGTATTACGAAGATCCTCATTATATTCCCCGTATGTCTGCCAGCAGAACTCCTCTATACTTCCGGCAAGATCCAGTTTATAGATAAAACCGGTGGAGAACATCTCGATAGGAAGGAAAACAGATGAATTTATAAAATCATCCAGATATATCCTCTTCCGTTTTCCGGGAGCGTTCTCCCCTGTCAACGGGTTGTAGGACTTGAACAGTTCCGCTTCCCGTTCACGGTTCCTGCGGATCATCTCCTCCGCATTCCTTATGACAATAGCTGAGAAAAGAGTTTCTATATGGTTTATTTTAATGTTCTTTGCCATCCAACCTCCAGTTTACGCAATATCCATCCGGCCGCCAGCATAGCCGCATGATATCCACCCGCAATATGCGGCAGAAAGAAACCGAGAGCGGTTATGGCAAACAGCCTATTACGCCTTCCCCCATCCATGGAGGACAGGCACAAGCCCGTATAATAGTAGATAATGACACTCCATCCGATCACAGGACTGCCGGAAGGAATAAAAAATGATATTCCGACAGCGAACATCCATGCGACCAGCGTCCGTGCAGGGGTTATCACCTTCCATAGAAAAGCCCATGCCATCCCGTTCAAAAGATAATGAAGCCATCCGGCATGTCCGAACATATAAAGCCAGTGACTTCCTGACAGGAATTCATGATACGGCAACAACACGGTCATGCACAAGTAAAGCCCCATGGAATATCTCATTTTCATAGTGATATACCTATTTCATCCCAGCTTTCCATAAAATATGCTGTATGCGGTCAGGACTTATCCCAAATGAATCAGAAGGTCTCTCTATCGCAAGTCTTACGATAAGACGGAGATTCGCCTCCGATTTTTTTTTCATGATATCAAGGCAACAACGGATTAGGCTGGAATACATTTCATATTTATACAGACTGCAATCAGGTATATTGCCTTCAGTCAGATATCTGTATAAGATCACGTAAGCCCGGTCCTCACTGACATAATGCTGCTTCGCCTTCATACCCGCAATTTCCTTGCATATATCCTTGTAGTAAGAGAATGTACACGTCTTTTTCAATTCAATGAATGTACGTACAATCTCCTTGTTCCTTATTAATTGTATTTCGCTGATATTTCCCTTGTGCTTCATGTGACCTCCTGTTTAAATGATAGCGAATGTACTTCCTGTAGATTGCATTATATCAATCCGGCTTGAACTAATACTACTAAATTTGTCAGTATAAGACAACAATGACATATCATGGAAGAAAAAAAAGAAAGAAAATCATGGAGAGATATTGTTTCATCCAGAAATCCGGACCTCGACCTTGAGGACGACCTCGCTGTCGGCGAATTTCTTGATGACTCTTTCAAACGTTATGACGATAGTGAATCACAGAGAGAGAACCTCAACAAAGTTCTTGCAGGAGACTCAAGAGCCGCCGGCATCCTGACCGGTCTGGCAAGCGGCATGGATGAGAACGGTGAACCGTTCTCTCTTGTGGAATATCTGATAACCAATTACGGGGATGATATCAGGGAAGCTGCAACAACGGAAGAGGCCATCAAAAAAGCAAAAGAGAAAGAAGCTGCCCGGATAAAGGAGGCGGCCGATGAGGAAAAAAGAAAAAGAGATGCGGAAGAGAAGCTGCGCAAAACAGATGAGGCACTGACAGAAGCTGTGCGGCAGGTCAATGTTGATGAGGCGAATGTAGTTTCCATGTTGGAATGGCTGTACGGAACACAGGATACAGACGGTATCATTCATAAAATTATCCGGCACGAACTGGATGCGGAAGACTGGAAAAGAATCATCCATGCCTTCAATATGGACATGGAAATAGAAGCCGCCCGAGAGGAAGGACGTAAACAGGGACGTACCGCACGTCCGGGAGCTATACACAGGAATCTTGCGGAAAAAGCTCCGACAGACCTTGGAGGAGGCGGGAACGGAGGAGGTGAGGAAAAAGTGGAGGATCCTACCCTACAACGTTATAAAGACATGAAGAGACGTATTTAATCGTCTATCGCTTTCAGGCTCATATCACAACTTTTATTTATAAATTTAAAAACAAATCGAGAACAATGAAAAAGTTAAAATCAACATTCAAATTTTTCTTTTCCGTATTGCTCATGTTCCTTGCCGGAGCGACCGGGGGAGGTTATGCATGTGCCGCCGATGCTTCGGACGGAGGCTCAGTCCAGGATCTAGGGGATGGCGGAAAGGTAGTAGGCGGGGAAAGTTCCGTAACAAAGAACGAGAAAATCATGGACGCGGAATGGTACGTGAAGCAGATCGACAAGACAATTGTCGAGATGAAGTTTACCGGCACGCCTATTGATCAGATTCTGCGCCATGGGGCGACAAACAAATCGGACAGCATCGTAATCAAGTACTACAGTGTCGGACAGCGTCCGCTACGGGCTACCCTTGCCAAGCAGCTTGAAGCCATGACTACCGAGACTCCGAAAGCGATAGAACTGGAGGATAATAACATTGTGGGCGCAATGGATACGCTTCTTGTCCTGAACGCTGACGGAACGTTTGTTTCCGGTTACAAATCCGGTACCGATGAAGTGGATCCTGAACACCCATTGATGCTGCGCGTGCACGCAATCAACAGTGAGACCAACCTTCCGCTTGTCTATGCCGTAAACGGAAAACAATCAAACAATAAGAATCCTTATCTTATTCCGACCCTTGCAAAGGGTACCGTCCTTCTAAGAATGGGGCGCGCGGCCGCTGAAAAGGATGTGTCTACAGGAAGGTATTACCAGCTTCCATCACCGGACGAACAATATTGCCAGCGTTTTATCATGCAGGTAGAGCAGACTATCTATGACCGGTTGAGTAAGACCGAGGTGGAATGGTCATTCACACGTGTGGAACGGATGGCAATGGAAGACATGCGTATCGGTATGGAAGCCTCCGGACTGTTCGGAATCAAGAGCAAACATGCGGTGAACGGACAAGGCAATGTATATACTTGCGAAGGTATCTGGTACCGCGCCGGAAAAGACCTTGAAATCGGACATTGGGAGAAAGTGCTTGACTCTGCCGGAAATCCTGTGGTGGAAGAAGGAAAATATGTGCAGCAATATGTAATCTCGGAGGACGAGCTTGTAGACCTTGTAGGACGCATCATTGAAGGTGCCGGTAATGGAAGCCGAACAAAACTTGTGTTTGTTGACAATACTATCTATGCAGCATTATGCAAGATCAAAACCAACAACCGCACACGCATCTTCGAACCGGAACGTGACTACAACAAATGGAGACTTGACTTCCAGTCATTCGAAAGCATGGGAACAAAACTTCTGTTTTACCGCCATGACCTGTTCAACGCTTGGGGATTCAATGGAAGAGGCTTCTCTCTCGATCCTGAATATCTTGACAAATGGGTATTCCAAAACTGGGAGCGTAGCACATACAACCTGAAGGAACTGTTCATCAGTAACAGTGACGCTGTTGTCATGCAAGAGTTCTCCTGCTGGACGCTCGGATTCCCAGATGCCCACGCGCGTCTGTCCATTCCGGAATATGTTGAGATTCCGGTCCCTAAATCCCAGGCTGCATAATAGAACTTAATCATCATCAGAGGTGGAGAAATCCACCTCATCATTATTATAAATGTATGAAGAAACTTTATAAATTTGTTGCGAACTCCTCACTGTCATTTGCAGTCATTCACTGCGGACGGATGATGTACGTCAACTTCTCCGCTTTTTTCCGTGGCAAATCAACCTATCATACAACGGATAGAGAACTGGCTGAGAAAATCAGGGCGCACAAATGGTATCGGGAAGGACGCATTACCGAAACAATAGAAGAAGATGAAGATGTAATACATGACGAAAATGACGTAAATTCCGTATTACAGAAAACAGAGGTAAAACAAAGATACAGCATCCTTGGAAAGCGGATGTGCACCTATATTCCTCCGGCATCTTCCAACCAGGAAGAAAAAGAATCCGAAAGCGCAGAACCGACCAAAGAAAAAGGCATTCAAGAAGACAGAGACATACAAGAGGATATTGAAAATGTGACCTCATTCCTTGAAGCGAAGGATTTTTTTGAGGTCAGATTCAAAGTACCGCGCTCGCAATGTGGAAATAAGGAGGCTCTGTCCTCATTATGCAAAGAACACGGCATACAATTTCCCAATTATCCATTAGACTAAGCCTCATGATACCTGTCAAAGATATACTAAAGACTTTACGCACAATCATCAATGAGAGTGCGACAGAAGAAGACAGTTTCACGATTGAGACCGATGAGGCATTAAAAGAGTTCATCAGACTCGCACTACTCGCACTGATGAATGACGAAGGGGTGATGGCCGAAGCTTCGGAAATGACAGATTCATCCTCAATCTCATTCGAGAAACGTCCTGACGGTTTGTTTTTTGCCTACATAAAAATACCTGCGGACTATATCAGGCTTGTCAGTGTGAACCTGACTGGGTGGAGATATCCGGTCACTATGTTATATCCGGACAATTCGCCACTATACAGCGCACAATATTCATCAGCTCCCGGTGTAGGTAATGGTCCCTCAATACCGGTAGCATTCATCACCAACGATACCATGAGGTCAATCATTGCCCATGCAGTAAAAGAACAGGGGGGATACAGTCTCAGGTATATTCCAACTCCTTCAATCTCAGAAAACGGAGAAATCAACCTTCATAACAAATATGCAGGAGCATTGGCATATTATGCAGCCGGTCTCTATCATATTTCAATAAATGAAAATGCCGGTGCGGAATCTGAATTTGCAATAGCTAGATCCTTGATACGTTCACACACTCCTGAATCTTCTACAAGTAATACAGAATAAAAAGCCGGCTGTTAACAGCCGGCTCCCGTTCACTTTCCTCCTTTGCTCAAAGTCATGGGAGCATGACATCCTCCCCGCTCCCACTCCTTGGCAAGCATCTCACGCAATATCCTGTTCTCCTCCAGCACCATAAGAACCAGTTTCTTCATTTCCTCAATATCCTTGTTGTTCATAATAAAATTCATTTTAAATTAATTGTAACGGTTGCAAATCACAACTATTAGGGGTGTGACGAACCATCCCGCTGCCATAAGCAAGACGGGGAATACATTGGATTAATTAATAAGTAAAATTCAAATTACGCGGCTGGATTCAGCTCACCTTTTATTTGCTTGATAGCTTTCTTCACGCTCCAATCATTTTCATATAGGGCTATGATAAATCGCCTACCTCGCTGCGTCCAGACCGTATACGTGTTGGTATGGGTATTACCTCTTTCACTTGTGAAAATATTGGTTCTCGTTTCGTGCATACCCCATTTGTCGTAGGGCGATTTAAGAAGCCATTGCCCAGACTGCTTGAACTGTATTCCAAGTTCTTTCAGTTTGTTATTCAGTTTCTCTGCCGACATACCTATCTCTTTTGCTATTTGAGTTGTGGTAAGAGCGTTCACGCTTTGCAAGTGGTTGTCGTAGTAGCTGACTTTCGGAGCGGATTGTGTAAGTTCTTTCTGTTGGAGCTCGATAGTTTCCTGCTGCTGTTCGGCTTGGGATTCAAGTTGTTTGATTTTTTCTTCAGACGCTTCCAAACGTTTTTGTAGAATCTGCTGGGAACGCATTAAAATGTAATCATCATCCTTTAGCAAGAATTCCCGTCTGTTGAACTCGTTGATGAACCTTTCCTTGAACTCTCCAGCTTTTGTGCCCGTGTACCCCATGACAAGGAAGCTGAAACCGTCTTTGGTCATTTCGTATGCGGTCTGTTCTCTGTTTCGTGCATCCTTGTAGGTAATGCGCTCAAAATTGAGCCGATTAAAATTTTCTGAACATGAGAGGTTTTCAATATCTCTCACTACATTTTTGTGTTCTTTCCCGAACACTTGTGCAACGATTAAAGAAGTAGTAACATCATTACCATTACTGTTTTGAAATACTAAATCTGCCATGGATATATAAGGTTTTAATGGCATTATAGGCAAGTAAAAAACGGCTGCCCTGTCCCGTTACCTTACACCTATCCAAAGGCAGGGAGAGCATTAACTTCTCCACACGGGGGTGACAGCCGCAATAAGTATATATTGCAACGCTTTACAAACAAGCATAAAAAATGCCTGCAATATGTTTGGGCAGGCTTCCGCTCGCCATTGGATATTATGTAAGGTATTGCAAATATACATTCTTTTTCTATAAAGCCCCAAAAATTAAACAATAAATTTTTCTCAGTATGGCAAAGATGAGGCTATTATATAAGTGGCGCAAGAAACACATCAACAACATACACCAATTGTGTCAGTATCTAGCATATCTGGCATACTTGGCAACATTTGGCAGGAATTTGGCAGAATGAAGAAGCGTTTATTGTTGCGGCTTTCCTGTTGCGATTTGCTTTCAAATCACTATCTTTGCGGAAATCAAAAACAAGATCATTATGAAAAATGCAAAAACACATGAAGCTTACTCAGAGGAAGAATTAAGGGAAATGGTGGAATGGTTTAATACGAGAGAATTACCTAAAACATTGCAAATCAACAAATCCTCATTTTCTCCCGACCTCCCTCTGACAGTAGAAAGCCTTATAATGCAGGCAGAACAGAATCTTGGGAATTACAAGATGGCAGGCTCTTTCCGGCTTCTGAAGGAAATACGGGAAAAACTGGAATCATAGTGCTTATCAAAAACAGACGGTTCGGTTTTTGATAAGCACAAACCGTCTGTTACAAAGAATCAGACCATTGCATTCTTGCAATACACATAATCCCAAATCTTTGTTGTGTCCCCCCAGTCCTGATCCTCAAAATAGAACTTATGAGCACCTTTAATGATCTGTTCATCATTATAAACTGTGCAAAGATCGGAATAAAAGGCATTGAACGCTACATACTTGTCCCATTTCGTAGTTCCAGCCGGAAATCCCATCATCCGGGTACTTGCCTCTATCTGTTCCGCCGTCCAGTGCGCACCCTCACATTTCTTTCCATCCCTATCAATGTACCTCATCATGCCGACATCAAACATCGCAAAAGCTTCATTGTAATGATTACCATACATGATTCCATGTTGCTCACGCATAAATTTCCAGTACAGTTCCGGATGTTCTTCCTTCACAAGGCACAGAAGCTCGCTCATGCTTTCCGCACTGCGCATCATGACCTTGTCACTTGTCAGACCCGCCCTTTTCGCATCGTCCAACATTTCTTTGAATGTATACTTCATAATCAATCTGTTTTATCTTCGTTATCACTCAAACCGGCAAGTTGGATTGTATTTCTGTCCTGCATCATGGAATCAAGACTTCTCCTGATAAAAGCGTTTTCTTTCTCGATTTTCCTTGTCCGGATAAAAATCTGGTCAAGAATGCACGGAATCATATCCACCTCACCATTTGCCAGCAACTGGCATTTGCTGCAATCACCTATACATTTGCCTTCCACTCTCATCATCAACCCTTTCTCAAGTTATTAATCAATGTTCCACCTCTTACAGACAACAACGATTTGACACCGCCTGTCTTGACCATATTGAACAGCTCAAACAGATCATCACGATGTTTTTTGAAAAACGGATACATGCTGATAACCGTCCGGCTGGTCAAAGCCCGCGTATTAGACAATTCGTTGAATGCGGTCTGAACAGCTTCCTTCTGCTCGTCGTTCTCGCAATCCACCACAATATATAATTTCCTTAATGCCATAATCAATCAGGTATTTTATCAAAATCTATTTCTTCCTGCGGTTGAGGCGGTACCGGACGCTGCCCATACATGTTATCATTGGCCTGCTCCACTTTTTTCCCAGTGAACAGACCGGCAACGAATGTCAAAGCCGGAACGCCGTATTCAACCACCTTAGGATGTTCTTCTATATAATTAGCAATCTTGGTAGCCATTGACAGGTATTTATCGACACCCTGTGGTTCCGGCTCTATTTTAAGAGGGATACCCATGTTCTTGGCGAAGATGTCTGCAAATTCATTGGCTTTCTGCGCTGCCTCCAGCGGATCCGCATGTTTTTCCTCAGTCATATACATAAGCATGTAACTGAACGCTTCCGCACGTGTCGTAAACTTCAACTCTGTCTGCGGTTTCTTTGACTGAAACATGGACACCCCCATCTCTTATTTCTTTTTGGCAGGTTTATCCTCTACCGGAATTTCCGAACAGGATATGCCTTGCAGCATCTGCATCGCACTTCCCATAATACCGTTGATGGCTTCCGTATCATTGTAAACTTCCGGCAAATCGGCCTCTCCTATTATATAGGCTTCAATATCTCTAGCTTTTGCGACAATATCCTTTTGAGGACTACCAGTGCCGAGCAACTCAACAGCCTGTCTTACCGCAAACTCCCTAATTTCTATTCTTGATTTAAACATAGTCCAGCTTTTATACGATTAATAATAAATGAGGGTGGAGTCCCCACCCTCACGAAATCAATTGCGGCAAGTTTCATCCACCGTAACATTGGTACTGGCCAAGTTATATGTAGACGTCTGTCGGAACTCACGGTTTCCACAACCGCCACAACCTCCGTTTCTGCCACGGCCACAGCCACAACCGTCATTGTAGAAGACCTCCTTGTTCAACTGGAACAGCTGCTCACCGAAATTGGCCTTCATGTCGCCCACTCCCTGAACGGTAGCGGAAATTGCACCGTTAGCAGCATACAACTGCTGCCCAGCCCAACGAACATCAGGTTCCATACAGTTAACACGTCCTGTCAGATTAGCCAATCCTACTGCAAATTGTACTTTTTCATTACAGTTATTATGCCAACTGTACACGAAGAAGGCAATAACAATCACAGCAGCGATAACCCAGATAGCAGCGGTAGCGCCCCATCCCTTTTTGTGTTCGCACTCCAACTCACGCATTGCGGCGTATTCCTGGATGCTCATTCCTGTTACATTATCCATAATTATGATTTTACATATCACGGTCAATATTGACCGCAAAGGCAAATTACGGAATAAGTTACTTGCAGATAAAATATTTATTTTCCAGTTTGTTTACTATTTCTTTCCAATTGTTTTCCACAATCCATACCCTTTGTTTTTTAGCATTACGCCGCATCGAGCCGACAGCCTGTTTGGTTCTGTTAGTCAATGACGCTATCTCCGTGTCAGAGAAAATCTTGGCTAAATAACGCACAAGAAGATATCTGGCATTCGCACACTCTTCTTTATTGCTATGTATAATACCTGTTTCAGATATTCCCGTCACTGAAGCGACAACCTGCAATACATCCTTATATATTTCATCACTTTTCATATAATCACTGTTTGGATAAACAAAATACGTCGGAAAATTGTTAAGCAGTCTGGGACCGCAAAACAATTCTTGTTCCGACGTATTGTTTCTCCTTAGCGACTTCTACCTGATAAGGAGCGTGCGGTCCTTTTCTTACAATCCGGACCGCCGAAGATTTTTGTTATAACGAAAGACTGAATTGAAAAAAATACAATCTATAAATTACGGGCACCTCCTTTCTTTCTTAACCATCTGACAATCATCATAGATACAAGCAATATATTCATTATCATAGACCATCCACCTATCTCTATTTTTGTTTTTTGCCACCAGTTTAATTTTTTCTCCACCTCTACAATCTTAGGTACTTCGATTCGCTTGGTCACCGTCATATAATGAGGTACAGTTACTATAAGTACCGAATTTGGCCATATTCCCAGCGAATGTTGCAATATTCCACCTGAATATCTAGCCCAGCTGTACGCATAAGGGTTGGAAAGAAAAGATACAGTGTCACGTGTCGCAGTACTATCTTTGTATGGAACCAGTCTTTCTGTTATGGTGGTATCATGTACTTCCACTGTTTCCGTTGTCTTGATCTCCACAGGAACATATCTGGTTTTACACGAAAAGACAAGTAAAAGTACTATCGCTACCGCAATCCATATATAGATTCTTTGTCTCATAAACTTAACATTTGTTTTCTATTGGCACCGTCAGCCCGATAACTGACGTGTACCCATGCAAAATTGCTTTCATCAATCAATTGGTCATAAGGCAGGTTCTTGCGGATAAACTCAAACAGCAACTTGTTCTGTTGACGGTCGCCAGTATCAATATCGGCAGCTTCCCCTTTCATGTGCTGAGAAGACTTACTTCCCTTGACGGCCGCATTAAGTTCCGGACAGCGATAAGCACTGTTTACTGTTATAGGCTTTCCCCACCACTCACGTAATGGATCAAGCACATTATCTACCAAGGCAGTCAGAGCAGTCACATGCTCCAGTCTGCATCTGTTGTTAATTCCAAGCCGGTCTGCTGTATTTGACCGGCATAATTCCGCAATTGTAAAATACTTCATTTCTTATCCTCCTTTTTTGTTTTCGTTGTCAAACAATATCTGAGCCATGATCTTGGCAATATCATCCTTATTCTCAATAATCACACTCATTGTCTTCTCAGCCTTGCGCAACTCCGCTTTTTCCCATGATTTTTCACGAACTGATTTAAACTCACAGAAAATGCAGTAACCCGTCCAAATCATTGAAAAAACAGGAAAGGGGATAACCACACAGCATAACAGATCAATGAAGCACAACTCTATAAATGGAGTGAAATACTTCTTCGCCTTGACGGCTGTTTTCTTATACCCCGTGGATGTTCTTGCCTCTCCTCGTTGCTTGGCTTTCATTACTCCTGTGATAAGATCCACTAACATCGCCCCCATTGTAGCCGCAATACACAAGGCTATAAGCACAATATGTATCATCATGTGCTCGTTGATAAAATTGTAAATTACATCTCTCATTGCTTTATTATTTATACTAACTTTTAATACTTACAACCACCAGTCTAATTGTTGTATAATCCATCATTATAAGAAATATTAAAATTTCCAATCACTACTTACGACATCATCTGTTGCGCTGCCTGCTGCTCCTGTAACTGCTTCTCATATCTTTCCAGTACCGCTATAATCTTACTGGAGTTCGGGAAATTACCGGCTTCCAATGCCGCCTTGAACGGTATAAGCCCCTTCTCAGCCTGTGCCATTAAAAGCTGGTTTGTCAATGCCCTATATACCGGGCTGTCGCTATCCTCGCTAATTGAGATATCAATGTCAATATCATACATTGTATCCATATTATAGGGAATGGATTCACCGGCGACATTGACCGCTTTCGGACCTGTATAGAAACATTGCATCACCTTTACTACCTTATATGCCACTTCAGTAAGAAATGAGTTGAATGTATTTATAAGATCCAGTATGGATGATGAGGCCTGTGCGGCCTTTGCCTGATAAAGCACACCGCTCTCGGAACTTCCCGATTTACCTTGTAGTGCCGCCTGAACTCCTGACACGTCCTCCACCATGGAGCGTGACAGTTGTATGATATAATCGAATCCTCCCGGGATGGATGATGCGGTCTTTGTATCAGGGGCATTGCCAGATCTTTTGCTTGTATATAATATTACACCGTTACTCTTCACATACTGCTCCGCTATATCCTCTATACTCATGTTGTCAGACAAGGACTGTTCATCTATCATCAACACACCCTTGGCCGCATTACGAATATAAAAATCAAGGGCTACCATGTAGTAATTGAAATATTCCTGAGACGGGATAATTTCAGATATGAACGGATGAAATTCTCCGTCAATATAAGGATATGGTTTGAACACAAACGGATGGAAAGATTCGGATCCATTCCAATACGGACTTTGTCCTTCCTCCAGCACAAATCCGTCCGGGGAAAGATAACGGTAATACCAATACGTCTCGATTCTCCGTTCATAAGTGATCAGATTCTCAGCCGCATATTTATCCGGATCCATGAATGTAACGGGAGCCCCGTCCGTATCTAGCATGGGGGATCCATCAGGATTACGTTTTATATTAAGTTCAAGACGGCTACGGTTTATTTCCTTAATGCTCTCTTTCTGATCATAAGGAACAAAATAAGGCTCACTCTCCAAGGGATCATTACAAAACCAGGCCTTCCGCCTCTCCTTCGTCCATAATTCAATAACACGGCATTTTCCGAACTCCGAAGGATAGTAGAAATCGGTAGATTCAATCTGTGACGTGCGTGTGTCACGGCTGAACTGCGAGGCGATATATTCATTATCAAGACAATGGTTATATATCTCCTTCAACTTTATATCATCAGAATCCGAATGTGAGAACAAAGCAAGCACCTCGGAGAAGTCAAGATCATGAAGGAGACCACAAAACCGTATGTCTGCAAGATTGAAATCAAGACTGTCGGGAAAGAATACAAAGTTCGGATTCACATAATCAGTGAACACGTCCAGTTTTCCACGACGATAAGCCCATGAAATTTTATATATAGGCAGACCGGATATAAGATATTCCTCAAAAGTACGCGCATCCAGTTCTGAACGCCTGTTGAGCTTCATGTTCTGCCGGAGTAAGGCTGACATAATGTCCGCATATTCCTTCTCCCCCGGATCAACAGCATTGCATACCGGCGCGGTATCGTTCATTCTGAACTGCCCTTGTACGACCCGTTTGATCTTACCCAATATGTTGGTCTGCAATGCAGGTATACCCTTCTCCTTAAGATATTGCTCCTTCGTTATATGCCGCCCGTTGTAAACAATCTGTCTCTCATACTGTTTTCCGTAGGCATACGATTTGCATTCGGCACGCATCTTTCTGAAAGGAGCAAGACGGCAATATGCATTATAGGCTACATGCAGCCATCTCTCGGCCCGCCGCTGTCCGTCGAATTTTCGATGCCCGTAAAGCAAGGAGTCAGATATTTGTTCGTTATCGCGCATGTTCATTATTCTTTTACGACAAAAATAGCTTAATAAGAACTGGACGAATGTATATAATGCAGTCAGCATTATATCAAAACAGATACGGCAGATGAGATTATATTTGTACTATTAATCGTTTTTTATATGGAAAAGAAAACAATATGTGTGGATTTTGACGGAGTCATAGCACAATACGACGGATTTAAAGGTAATGACATCTTCGGTGACCCGATTGATGGTGTACAAAGTGCCATGGAAGTCCTAAAAAAGAAAGGATTCACAATCATCATTTTCACAACACGCACCGCCAGTTCCAAATTAAAGAAATACCTGAATGATAATCACATCACTTATGATTACATAAACGAAAACCCGGATCAGCCTAAAGGCAGCAATTCCGGAAAGCCCATAGCCGACATATATTTAGACGACCGTGCCATCTGCTTCAAGGGAAACTGGAAATACGCACTCGAATCCATCGCTTCCTTCATTCCATGGAACTCACAGAAGATAGATGAGAAGAAAGAATTTGAAAAAGCCTTTGACAATTATAAGAAAATGACCAAAGAATATGCACTTTGCAACAGTTAAGACTTATGAAAACATCCATAAACAAACCGGAAATATTCAAATATGTCATTGCGCTTACAGCCCGGGCAGGAAAAGCCGGCGGTAATTATCCAGATATAGCAGCAACAGAAGACAATGAAGCTGTACTGGATCTTTATCTTACCGCCGCAGTAAATGAAGCGGAAGGCGAGCTTCGGCGCAAGATTAAAGACAGTAATGATATAAACATGACCTCTTCCGGGAATGAAATTATCATTGAATTCAAAAACTTCATACGCATGGATGAAGGTATCACGGACATGATACGCACGGCAATGAGACTGTATGCTTCACATTATCTTGCAGCCGCATGGCTGGAGCCTACAACGGATAAAGAACTTTGTGAAGGATACAGGACCAGTGCATCCGGATACTTGAAAAAAATAGTATCCGCCCTAAACCAACGATCAGAATTCATCGTACCAGAAGCCGACTACGAACAGCGCAATAATAATGACTATGAGTTGCAACAGAGCCAGTCCGGAAATGCAGACTACGAACAGCGCAATAACAATGACTATGAGTTACAACAGAGCCAGTCCGGAAATGCAGACTACGAACAGCGCAATAACAATGACTATGAGTTACAACAGAGCCAGTCCGGAAATGCAGACTACGAACAGCGCAATAACAATGACTATGAGTTACAACAGAGCCAGTCCGGAAATGCAGACTACGGACAACGCAACAGAGACAACCTTTATACAGGAATAGGTTGCACAGGCATGGATGTGCTTACAACAGAAAATCCATCCGGTCCAGATGTTATATTAAGAGACAGATATAATAATCCTTTAATATACAAGCCATGAGAGAAAGAGAAATTTGGATACGCCTGCTGAAAAAGCAGATAGTAAACGATGTAGCGGTGCAATGCAATCTGATAGGACGCTCATTACAAAAGAGCGAAGATACAGAAGAAACTGCATCAGAAGTAATGACACCTGATGATGAGGCCACAAAGCCGGTTGTGGCCAGAGCGATGACGGAGGCTTTCGGTGAGGTGAAACGTGTCTGTCAGCAATATCTGATAACAGGCCGGGACACAGACGACAACCGTCTTGAGAGAATCAACGAAATGAACCGAAGTACTGAAACGATATCATCTGGATCACTGGGAACTTACAGCCTTATACCCGGACAAAGTTACATCATCCGAGTTATTACAGACGTATCTGTAACGGTAAGCACATCAACAGACAAGGTGCTTGGTCAAGTAACCGGTACCGGGCAGTTTGAGTATATCCCTTCATCAAACGAGAGGATAAAGATAGAAGGCAGTGACGGCAAAGCGGAGGTGACTTACTTTTTTGGTGACTTCGGCATGTATGAATTAAAGCTTTCCATGCCTGTAAGTTTCAATATCAGCATGACGGAAACCATCAAAAGTTGCGCACACCGTATGATGGTGGATTATGTAATGAGTGCTGTCCTTAATAACCAACTTCCGGAAAAGGCGAAAGAATACGCGAATTTCTTTACCGGTGACATAGAGGGTTTGCGTGATGCCTTACGTTCAAGAATAAAACTGATGGGCAGGAGACCCACGGACTGGAGTTGATACGGTGCCGGTCCCGAAAGATCGGACTATGTGCCATCTCCGGAACCGGCTTTTTCCAATGCGGACACACGTTTTTCCAGTTCGGACAAACTGGTTTCCAAGCCGCTTACATCCGGTATCTCACCACGTATCTCGATCAAGGATTTTGATATTTCCTCAATTTTTTTGTCATATTCTGATTTCATCCGTTTCAACTCGTTTATAGCGGACACCATAAGCTCAAGATTCTGCTTGGTCTGGCTCTGGTATGTCCTGAACTCTTCACGATGATCATCATACGCTTTGTCCGCCAACCTCAAGATATCAACGATTATCAATCCTGTAAATGACAAATAAAAATCACCAATTCCGGCCCATTTCCCAGAAAGTTCATATTCCTGCCATTCCTCCGATTGGTCAATATGCTTCGTCTTCAACGCATAATCTCCCTGTGTATCCGTAAAACCTATTGTAAGATCACCTGAGGATTTACAAAGGAACCGCACTGAAAGAAACAAAGCATCATATTCTTCCGTGTAGTCAACAGTTATAGAAATGTTCTCTTCCGTCAGTTCTCCTTTCTTCTCATTAAATATCCTATGTTTCTCCGGCTTCCTGATGAGGCTGTTTTTCTGTAACACTCCCCCATTGCTAATATGCAGCAACTTCCGGTACTCATACAAATCCGTATATGCCCCCAAAGCATCATCTGAAAGATTGAAAAACTCCCATCCTGTCTTATCTGAGAAAGCGGAATTATATAGGTAATTGAATGTTGATGAGCATATATCAACTGCATCAACATAACTTTCAGCCGCCAGTGACTTGTCAAAAATAGACTGGTTGTCATTACCTCCTCCCGGTAAATAAGACGGAAGGCCAACGCCCCCTCTCCTGCTATTCCCGATTTCCTCTCTTTGCGCTTCCTGTCCGCTTCCTCCCTCAAGACGGAATACTGTCAAGACTTTACCTTTTTGTTTCATAAGTCGTTATCTTAGTCGTTTTTCAGGCATGATATCATATATCAGCCGTATTCCTGATATGTTCTCTTTAGCTGTCAGTGCTGTTTCCAACGCAATGCGGTAGTATTTGAAATACTTTCCTCTTATCGCTCCCACACGTCTGGCCTGCGTTTCCCCTATCTTATACCATTTCTTTCCATCCTGTGAAGCAAACAGTATCATTTTCTGCTTACCTGAAAAGATGCCTTGTACCGACATATCCATAAGCCGTTTTAACTGCAAAGTATCCAGTTTCAACGCTCTTGTAACAACAATCCCTTTATTTATCACCTCGGAGGAATAATCATATATATCTGTGAGCCGGACAATCCTGTCTTCAATATGCACATACGAATATGGAAATATATTGACAACAGATTTAACACGTCCAAACACGGCCGTGTTCCATCTGTTTTCAGGAAGAGAAAGCACAAAAGACGTATCCATATCCTTCAGCATAAAAATAATCCGCTGGTTCGCATAATCATAGGCTATCATGGCTGTCTTGATCAGTTCAATAGGAGGTTTGTCAATCATTTCCATATTTGTTCCAATTTCTTCCGGCACAGGTTCGAAAACTCCCTGCAATGCCTGTGATATACAATCTATGGAAGCCCCATTTGTGATCATAACACCTCTGGATGAAATGAACAACACTTCCGAATCCATCTGTGTGATTGATCTGGAATTCAGGCATACGTCTCTCTGTATCGGAGAAATGGTTGAATAAAACCCTTCAGAATTGACGCTCATCGCATAATTTCCGTCAGAACAGAACAGTAGCATGGGGAATTGTCCGAACTGTCCCTGTGATATGGCTGTAGTAACCGGACACATTGCATAAATGTCACCGTTCCCTATTGTATAAACTCCATTCAATGGGAAATAAAAAGGGTTTCCCACTTCCGAAACAAACATCTTGTTGCTCAGTTCCTCAGACTGCAAGGGTGTAACGGACGGTACGGATGCCGACGATTCATTTGTATTTTTTAACAAGCTACAAAAATACGCCCCATTTAAAGTCGGATGTTCCGCCAAAGGATACTCAAACACCATGGAACCGACCACAATCACCATTTTATACGCATCTGTATCAGGATAAAACAGATATACAGGAAGTATCTGTTCCAAAACTTCCGTATCACTTTTGACTACAACATCCCCGTTGCTCCCATGTATATACGTATATATTGAAACCGAAGAATCCCCACGACCTAGAAATTGTGATATACACATGGGATTGAATCCCTTGAAAAAAGTTCTTTTCACATTTGCAATATGCAGACGGCTGTTATATGTCGTGGAAAAGTCAGGAATAATGATATCGTGTGTCATATAATCATCTGTCAATGTCTCCCTAAGTTCCAAATTGCTCAAAATATGATCCATGTCCCCTTCCGCACCAAACAGATAGCGGATGTCGCTGGAAAGTTCGTCCAGTTCCAGAGTCTTCACATGATAAAAGAGGGAGGCGTTACATATTTCCTCCTTGAACTCATTACGTACTTCCATGCCCCATGCATATGTAGCAGCAGCCTCGTTTCCAAACTTTCTATCATAAGCCTCGCTAAAAGGCCTTGGTGGATAGGAGTACTCTGACAAATCATCCATAATATATCCGTATGTGTTGCTCTTGCCTTGGGGAAGATCTTTCAACAGACTCTGACTCATGTCTATTTCACCATCCGTATAAAATGTATAGAATTGGGAGGATATAAAAATATCCACTCCTTTTATAATATCCCCCCACTCCTGTATCGCCTCCTTGTCATTGTTGGCACATGCGTATGAAAGCCATGAGCAGAATGAGGATATATAACCAATGCCGGTAAAAATCACCTGACTCAGCCGCTCAATTTTACTGACTACCACCGGTGCACCGGAGTCATTAGGCAACATAAGCACAGGTGCGGACTGCATGATGACAGAACCGTCATAAAGGCGGTATGCATAACGTACAAAAAAAGGGAAAATGAAATATCCGTCTTCTTGCTGTTCTGCTATATACTTGTTTATCTCAGCATGTACTTTTGTGGATATCCCCTGTACATATTCATCTTTTATCTGCCATTTATCCCCATTAATCCACATCTGTTCCTTCTTGTACAGTTCAAATTCTCCGCTTCTTCTTACAGTTGAATGCAAGGAAAACACCAAAAGTGGTTCCGGAGGTTTCTGCCCCAGATATTTGTAGTTTCCATTTTTCCATAAGAAATAATGCATCCCGTCCTCAGCAAAGGCGACAAGCGTGTTTCCTACCGACAACAATGAACTGGCAGGTATAGACTCATCCAGCAATGTAAGTGACAATTCCCCCTTATTATTCACATCAGCCCAATATAATGACAGACCGTCTTGAAAAATAAAATGTGAATATGACGTAGCGGAATGTATATATAACAGTTTAGCGGAGTTATGACTTTGTGGAAGGATATATTTCTCTCCGGCAAGAACAGAAGGCCTGATACTGCCGTCATGAATCTCCAGCCCGACAGATGCGGAAAGCTGCCCGTCAGGAGAAATATCGGAATAAGGTGTCAGGTTAAGTCCCGAGAAAGATATTTGTTTCTCCGTCATAATACTTCTTTTTTATAAAATGAATAATAAACATCACAAATATAACAACTTACATGTTCCTGTTCTGTATATTCTGAACAGTTGAGGCTATATCCCTTACCGGAGATGTCGAGATCCGCCACACAACGGTCACGACAGTACCGTCCTTGCCTTTCAGAAAAACCGGCTTCCCATGAAAGCGCAACCTGCATATCTCATTCCCACCCCCGATTCTTTGCAAAGCACGTGTCACATACGGACTATGAATCTCACAAGATGAGGGAAGAAAAAGAAGATGGGGACGGTTCTCACACAACGGATCATAAGAGAATATCATATATGCCCTCACTTCCCCCAACACAACGATCTGTACAGAGTATTTTTCCGTCAATCCGGCTTTCCGAACACATTTTTTACTTATAGTCACATGCTTATGTCTGCCATTAACATATATATGATGCTGAAGCACGGGAATCTTAAGTTCCCGTGCTGTTCTTTTAATATCTGACGGTATGTTTGCCAGTCTCATAGCGGAAACAACGGTATCAGTTTGTACGCTACCGTCTCACCGTCATGCTCGTCCTGCACTTTCCATTCCTCAAGCCGGAAAGTGTATGAGGTTACCAGCGGATCTATTTTCAGATCATACAATATCTGGCTTGGCGGTGTCGTATCCAAATCAGCATAGCTGGAAAAGAAGCGAAGACATCCGAGGAAACGTCCTCCCACATGATTGATATGTGTCCGGTTCATCCATTCAGGCTTGCATGGCTGGAGCATGACGCTGTCCTTCCCCAGTTCTTTAAATATTATAAAAGCTCCGGTGGGCATTTTGTCACGGACAAACATCCGTCTGAAAAGAATGTCCCTGTGCAGTCTGGTATTCCGAAGACGGCATATAGATGTATAACCTGTCCTTACCGGCTCCTTTCTGTTTTCCTCCAGCTGCTTGTATTTCTTATCCAGATCCTCTATATGATCCGGATGGATCAGAATATTTTTTCTCTTGTTCTCCATGGCTAGTCCTCAATAAAATCAATCATGAAATACTCTTTCCAGGACACATCCCCGTTGTCAAAGCACACAAGCGCCCGACTCCCGTCCTTTGAAATCTTCCTTACTGTCCCCGTACAGGTGATATCCCCGTCAAAAAAGACACGCGCACCTTCCTTGCACTGTGTCCTGAATACATTAATTTTCATTGTCGTCTTTTTTATTTAAATGGTTGGATTATTAGAATACTGTTTGTTGCAATGCAACAGTTCGAAATAGCCTGTCATGGCTCCCCTTGGAAAAGCACAATGACATGGAAGACCATATATCTGACATGCGCAATGTTCGCACGGTGCTCCGGTCTGCTCATATTTCGTAACCGCATCCTTTCTTGTCATAAGCTCGTTATAATGTATCTCGCTACATTCCTTCCAGTCATCATCTTTCGGACGTACGGACATGGCCGGATCTATCTCCGCATAATAATAACGCATCTCTACTTTCTGCGGATTAGCGCGCGATACAAGTATACGTCCGAAATGACGGTAAAGCCTGTTCGGCAGCACCTTGCCTTCCGGCACGGAGCGCAACTGCGGTATGAACTGATCCTCCTTGTGGAAGAGCCGTATGAGTCTTATCACCCATAATAACATCTTTTTTCTCATGGTTCCTGTTTTTTTGTTTCCTTGCGGACATAACGATAAATAACATTCTGTGCGTTGAGGCTTATTTCATCACACATTTCTCCGAATAACGCGCTCATACGCTCATCACCGAAACTGTCTACATACCGGGTTATGTCCCGGCACTCTGCCGCAGCCTTCTTCGCCCTGACCACTACGGGAAGGGTTACGGAACGATCAAATCCTTTAAGATATTCCTCGAACTCCAGCGCCGCGCCATAAAGCATGTCAGCGAATACGAATACCTGATGCATCAACACCAGCGCCTTATCCCTCTCCTGTGGTGTAAATTTTGGTAGAAGAAATGACAACGGCACATGTTCACGAACATTCTGCAAGGCCGCAATTTTTCGTTGCAGCTCGGCCATTCTGGCGTAACGGCGTTCCTTTATCGCCATAGCAAGCTGCCTTTGTAGTTTTTCTAGTTCTTTTTCCATTTTATATCCATTTACGACGGCTGTTGCCGCCAAGGTGAACAATATTGAACATCTCCTTGACACGGTCCAACACATAATCTCCGTATAGGTTGCGAAACTGCGACAAATCCTCCATGTCGATGTTTGTCGTACCGAATGTAAGCATCTCATGCCGAAGTTCGTAACGCATCTGCAAGATGGTCTGTATGACATTGCACGACGTACCGAAATGCTTTGCATTTTCCTCCCGCCCAATCTCGTCAATTATCAGGTGTCCGGCCATGCCTTTTGTTGTCCATCTGTCAAGCGCCTCCGTACCTTGGGAGGAATAACGTAAGGCTATCTCCGTGGCCGAACGCATCTCAAAACAGATGTCGGAACGGCGACAACCGTATACAAGTCTGTTGATAAGTGCCATATAGACCTGCAATCCTTTCAAAATGGTGGTCTTCCCGCTTCCCACCGGACCATAGAGCAATATTCCTTTCTTTCCGGACAGCACATCTGACTTATGCCATACCCATTGATATATCTCGCTTAGCAATTGACAATTTGAACCGTCCACCATGAAATCAGGAGTAACTTTCCGCATGGAAAGTATCAGCCTGTGCTTCCAGAACTTCTCTATTTCCTCATCGGACAACATCATCCTTACGTCTCCCATCCGGAAGTTATACTTTCCCCTGTCCTCCCAGTTTGATGATGTGTGGGGGATCGATTTCATGACCGTAATTGTAGTCCTGTCCTCCGGTCCGGGCATTAGTTCTTTTATCTGTTTTGGTTCTTTCATCGGATTTACATTCAAGCTTTTTATTCAGCCAATTGGAGAAATGCCTATATTCGTCTCCCGGATTGACCATTGTACAATTCTCATTCTGAAGTTTCCGGAAAAATTCTTCCAGAAAGTCCGATAATGTTTCCTGATTGAAAGCCTTGTATCCCTCATGATGTTTGTTCATGATGAGGCCTTCCGCCCAGGAATCGTTCCGCTTCATCTCATCAAACAATTCCTGCAAGGGTTTCAAGGGGGAAGAACCAAAAACTTTTTCTTCTTCTTTTTGAAATAAAACATCATCATTATCATTCTCATAATCATTTATAGTTAGATTTGTTACGCTTTGATAGCCCTTGTTACTTTTGTTATCACTTGTTAGATTTGTTACTTTGTGATAACACTTGTTACTTTTGCTATCTTTTGTTACATCCTTATTATACCGACTGGCCATACCTCTCTTGCCAGCCTCACTTCTTTTTGCTATAATATCGTCGTATTTGTCTTTATTAGAGTCTATCTGTTTCTTTATAAAGGAGAATGCCATTTTAGCCAACGGTCTCAGCTCTGACAATGTCCCCGACTCGGCATATTCAATGACCGCATCGTACACTTCAAGTCTGACCTCCGGTGGATAATCCACTAACACCTCTTTCCATTCAGTATAAAAAACAAAAGACTTCCGTCTGCTTTCCTGTCCCATAATACGAGTATATTATTTAATCATTTATTAATAGTCAGCCTGAACAAGCCACGTTTTACAACCTTTCTTTGTATCAGTCCTTCCCTTATCATTACCGGAACAAGATTCCGCACATATTCGATAGAGATAAATTCCGTTCTGACAAAAAGATCCTGCAAGGTTCCCAAAAAGCCATCCGGCCCGCAATTTTCTATAGCGCGAAGAATACATACTTTTGAGAAGCCCAATTTAAGCAACAAGGCACGAGAAAGAATGACTGTATCAGGTGGTACGTAATCCTGAACTCTCTTATGTTCAACCAGCAGATCTGTTTCAACCGCCATACGCACACGATGGTAATCTCTCCATTGTCCGTTGCCACAGGTCAACTTTCCTGCCATACGGTCAATGTCAGTCACAGTGGTACACGCACCATTATAGGTTAATATTCGATCTCCGATTTTCAGTTTTTTAAATTGTAAGGCATTCATGATATTTTAATTCCTTTCTAATCAGTTTTGAATTATTGTTTAAATTCCGGTAAAACACCGAGATATAAGTACCGATTATCAACGGTTCTGTGTGCTGTAATGTAGAATAATACATCGCCTTCATTTTTAATGGCGTCGCATCCTTGTATAAAGTCTCTTGAGTAATATGCAGGAGGTATGATTTCCCCTATATAGTTATATAACCTTTCGTCAATATAATCACCTGGCGATAAAAAGTCATCCAAGTCTTTATCCTGTTTTACCCATTGTTTAAAAGTCTTTTTCATTTCTATCTCATTTTGAATTATTTTTTTATAACTACCGCCATTTTCCTGATGTCAGGTAATGGTAATTATTACCAATTAAATTCTAATTGTATTATCAGTCAACTGTTAATCAACCTCCACTAACTCACCGTTTTCCAGTCTATACCATGTATCAGCCTTGACAACCTCACCATCGACTAATACAGCCTTCCAATCGACAATATCATACGTATCTCCTCTTTCCTCAGCTATGACCAAAATTGCACCTATTCCGCCTTTTACCTGAACATTGCTACCTCTTGCAACTGACAAACCATTAACTCCTGTTGAAGCCTTTCCTCTTGCCGTGGCAGCACCTCTATCACCAGCCGTGGCAGCACCTCTATAACCAGCCGTGGCAGCACCTCTATCACCAGCCGTGGCAGCACCTCTATAACCAGCCGTGGCAGCACCATAATTACCAGCCGTGGCAGCACCATAATTACCAGCCGTGGCAGCACCATAATTACCAGCCGTGGCAGCACC